GTCCCGCAGAGTTCGCAGGTATCTATCCGAGTATGCTGCAACGCTGTCAACGTGACGGCATTGACATATAACAACGCCGCGAATACACTGCGTGCTTGGCCGCGGGCCCGTGCTAATCGATGTGGGTATTCATCTACGTCGTGTGCCGGTAAATAATCGCCGGCGCTATTACGGCATCGTTCGCATATTGCCAGCGACATCGTGGGAGTAACATCGCCATATATAGTTCCGATGTAACTGCATGCAAAACATACACCACGACATATATTCATATGTGCGCCAACATCATTATGATAACCAATTGCGTGCGATATTGCCAAATGTTTCAGACTGACTATTTTCCGGATGCATTCAGATAGATGAACCACCGCCATAATATATGATTGTGCAGCGTCTCAAACACACAAAAAATGACATCTATTGGTTTAGTCTGGCTTCGTAAATGGCACATGTGAGGTATCTGCGAACATCCATTACACTAATCTGTTGCGTAATCATGTTGATGACTGGTGTCACCGACGCAATATCTCGCACACGTCTATCTATGGTGATTACGCACATACTACATGCACGAGCCACATGACAACCACTATCCGCGGCATTACACCACTGACAGTTCACCACGTTTTGTTTTCCACACACTTCACATGTCACATTTATATGCAAATTAATCCATGCGATAGCACGAGTAAACATTGCATGCGCAAACGACCGCAGGATAGATTCTGTCGCCTGCTTGTGAATCTCCGGATACATTGTTAAATATTCGCCGTTGGTTTGTTTGTTGATTATCGCCGTCGGGTAATAACAATCATTACACAACAGAACACCGCCGCCAATCCAACCGCTTACAATCATACGAGTACATATAAAACACGGTCGAAAATGTGCAAAGGTTGCATGCGATCCTATTGAAAACTTTTCTCTCGCATCATGCTGTATCTTGGACAAATGGGCTATATCTGCGATTAGTTTGGTCAACATGATATATCATAGCCAAAAACAAATTCATATTTCACGTTGGCGCATGAGTGGAAAAAACTAATCGGTGAAGCCAGTGACATGGTCAAACTTAACATTGTAAATGATGGCCTTGACATCATCATGGATACACGCCGGGTGTATCATCGGGACAATTCTGCACACATGCATTAACCACGGAATTATGTCGGCGATATACTTGTTAATGCTGCTAATACAGTCTTTGCATAGATATCCGCGGTTATTGTCGTGATACGCCCATGTATTATAACATGCGTCCGGTCGTAACCCGCATATATCACATGTGTATGCACTTGTGTGCATATCATGACGGTTGTCGTGAAATGTAATCAACTTGCTAAAACTTGCGAATATAAAAGATTTCATTGTATTGTCGCGTGCACGCGCTAATGCCCGCGGATACATCGATAAGAATGCATCATCCGTAGGGAGTCTATAACTCAATCTATAGTAACATGCGCGACATAGCGGCTTAATACCACTGTAAATAATTTCAGTACGATGTGTACATATAAAACAACTTGATTCTGCCTGTTTAGTCGTGTGAGTTACCTCCTGTACTTGCGATAACGCCTTACGCTGTAAATCATGTAAAACACCTACATGATTATCCAAGCATATTATTGGCGGCGCAGTGATTAATTCCATATCGATGTTACCTAGTATATCACGGAATTCAAACGACGCCGATGTAATTTATGTCCGTGCGCATAATGTACACGATTATATACCTGCGACGAAAACTACCAACAACATGATCTATCTTGACAATAATGCGACGACGGTGATGTCGAAGGAAACTATGGCAGCTATGGTCAATTGGTGCAATCGCGGAAATGCATCGGCAGGATATGCTTCCGCGAAGGAATCTCGTGCGATGATGGAAGAGTTTAGACAATACCTAGGCAAGTTATGCCGATTTAAGCCTTGCTGTATAGAAAAACGGGATGAAGATAACACTAATAGCGCCAATGGCGCCAATGCCAAATGCACCACCACGGCTACATATGCAGTTATATTTACATCAGGAGCGTCCGAGGCCAATTGCACTGTGTTTGGCGGCCTGCTAGATGCATACATGCGCGACAACGGCGCGGTTCCGCACGTGGTTATGTCGGCGATCGAACATAAGTCGCTGATAACTATGGCGGAGTCTTATGAAGAACGTGGGCTGGCCACCGTGACCTACGTACAACCAACACGATCCGGCCATATTCGACCCGAGGATGTCGCAGCGGCGATCACTGATGCTACCTGCGGGGTTTTTGTAATGCACGCCAACAACGAAACCGGCGCTATCAACGACATACACGCAATTGGTGAACTAAGTGCACACGCAGGTATACCATTCCATAGCGACACCGTACAATCGTTTGGCAAATATCCGCCGAATCTCTCTGTGGATCACATCGACTCATTCTGCATATCCGCGCATAAGTTTGGCGGGCCTCCAGGTACAGGCGTGCTTGTAATCCGCCGCGATTTACTGGAGAATATGTCCCCGCTGATATACGGCACGCAAAATGGCGGGCATCGTGGCGGCACAGAAAACCTGCCGGGTATTGGCGCGGCGTTACACGCAATGAAAACAGCAATGCTGAACCGCGCCGAGGCAAACGCGCGTATGTTCGCGCTGAAGAAGTATATTATGGGACGGGACGGCTTAGGCGGCGTCGGCACAATGCAGTATACTAAATATACTGGGAATGTCTACGATAAACATATCACTATATGCTTTTTGTCAGGATGTACGCAATATTATCTGCCTAATACTATTCTTCTTTCAGTGGTCAAGCAAACCGAACCGTACATTTGCAACACAAAAATAAAAGAATACTTGGAAGCGCACGGCATTGTGATTAGTGTTGGTAGTGCATGTAATACTGCGTCGGCAAAAGCTTCGCATGTACTTTATGCGATGGGCGCTGATATGTATATTCGTAAAGGCGCGCTTAGAATATCCCTAGGCGATCTAACTACACTTGATGACGTTAAGACATTCGTGAAAGTATTTAACGCCGCTGTATTAGCGCAGGTTGATCCTGTGAGCAAACGTTCAAGTTAAACCCGTTATCAAGTTAAACCCCAAATACTAATAACAGTGATGTATTTGGTTTACCATGACATTCACGGTGTATCTCACGCGCCGGTAACATCGCGGCGACGAGGTCATCAACTGCATAATTGACTGGCAGTTTCATCGCGATGAAACTGGCATATTGACATGCCGTCGCGGCAATATCGTCAAATAACTCATGGTTAGTGTTTGGCCCACCTAGATATATTTTCATTGTACCAGGCGCATATTTTTTGTAATCGGTACCCCATGGCGGGTCGAAGAAGATCGCGTCCTGCATCAACGTCGGGATGATAGTTTGCGCGTAATCGTTAAACACAGTCGCGTTAGTACGCCCGAACAAACGTAGATTATTTGCAAGCATGCGAGATCGTGCCGGATCGAGTTCATTCGCGTTAACATATGCGAATGTTTCCGCGAATGCGATGGAGTTTCCGCCGACACATGCCATCGCATCAGTAATTATGGGGTTCGGCTTGGCGATGATCCGCAGCAACGTCGCCGCGAACTCACGGGCGATACGCATATTAGTAATGCTCCAGCTGGCCACTGCATCGAACTGAAAGCGATGCTTAATGTCTTCGGGTACACCCTCGAGTAATCGGTACACCCGCTCAGTCTGATCTTGCGAAACATTGCGCGTGGTATTGCCGCGCGGTTTGTTGTTACGCGCATTACCTGGGCCACCGCGAGTATTGTTATTGTGTCTTCGTCCTCCAACTACTATCGCCATGACATCACCACCATTATCTAGTACCTGGTTAAGTTGCGCAAATATATCTGTGTTTTCCATGCCCTGTCCCTGGTATAATACTTTGCCACTGATATATATTCAATCGTTGTAATGGGAAAAAAACTAATGAACCGGCACTGTTAGGTGCGTTTAATGATACGTGCCTGTGAATTTGATCTCAGCGCGCCATATTCGCCTGGAAGCCCCGGTGCACGAACTATTATTGTTTGCAGCGTAGATATGTGCGGCAAATCAAGTATATCGAGATCTGAACATCGACGTACATCTAGCGTGGTCAAACTAACGCATGCGTTATCGCGCCGAAGATCATCATCACCTGTACCACCAGAATATGGGCTTTGTAATTTTAGGCGGGTAAGCATGGGCATAACATGAGACCATGGACATATCCCCTTACGAGAACCCATACTAAGATATTGTAGGCGTGTTAACGCACGTATACCCGTATCATCGACATATAGACAATCTCTAATTCGCAGACTAGTTAAATTGGTCAAGTCATGAATACCGACACTGGTTATCGAATGATTGTGATTGAGATTCAGCGTATGGAGATTTGTTAACACGGCGAGTTCCGCATCATTCATTCTATCGGCATATGATAGATCCAATAATGTTAATCCGGTTAATTTACTTACCGTTGCGCCACTAATTACATTGTTATAACGCAATTTTAGTGTAGTTAGCGGCAATGCCAAAATGGCGTCATCGCGAATTAGATTTCTGCTTGATATATCGAGACTAGTTATGCCGCATGGTAACATTGATATGTGTTCGTCATATCCGATGCTGAGTATTTGTAAATTAGTCATTGCGGTTATATGCCAGTTAAACACCGTATGATTACCGGACAACGTCAACGAAGTTAATGAAGATAATGACATTATATCTTTACCTGGAATCATGATATCGTCATGCAAATAAAGGTACTGTAATCGATTCAGTGATACCGCTGTAACACTTACATTGTGCATCAAAGATAATGATGTTAGTGCAGTCAACTGCATAATGTCTTCGTTGGTTACCCCCGAGTATGTATGTAATGTGGTTAATGACACCAACTTTGAAACTACCATACACAAACCTGTTTTATTCCTTGCATCATACAATGATAGTTCGGTCAGATATGTTAGCGTGCTAAGATCATCCGTAGTTATTTTTGTGTCAGATTTAATGTAAAGCGTTTTTAGTTGCTGATCATAGTTGCATGCGTTACGTGTGCATGTGAGCCGCCACGCACACAGCGTCGGATGGTCCATAAACCCGGCAATACCACGCCATAGCTCATCAGGTAGCCGATTCATTAGACATAGTAATATTATTATTCAATTGCCGGCCTAATAATTCACAAATAAATAATAATTAGATACGCGACGATGTATTTATATTATTAACACGCGAGCCAAATGGAAAATAATGTCGATGACAATACCGGGGACAACATTGAAGACACCGGTGATACGCCGGTTGTCGAACCACCTAAAAAACGCCCAGGACGCCCACGAAAGGAGCGAGAGGTCGCATCGTTGCAAATCCAGGGTATAATCGCTAAGCCGATTAATCCCGAGGATGCGCTCGAGTTAGTATATCATGATCCTGCCTTGTTTAGCAAAATACTCAAATTGTACAAAAACTATGAGGTCAAGGACGTAGAAATGCAGTGTGACGCCACTGGCATTAAGTTTAATGCGGTGGACCATCTCGGTAAATCCAAAATTCATGTATTTATCGACGGCGCATGTATGGACGCATATTATTGTGCTGAACCTATGCGAATTTGTGTTAAACGTGTCCATCTTGAACACGCAATTGGTCATATTGGTAAAGACCACAGTCGAATCACAATAATATCCAAGCGTGATGATACAAAGACACTTTATGTGATCATCCGAGGTAATGAATATGAAAATGATTCGCAGTACGATATTGAGGTCTCACCAAAAACCGACGCTGTCTTAGCTACACTGGACGACGATAGCAATTACCCGGTCAAATTTAACATCACACTGGCTCATTTCAAGACCAAAATTGCACAAGCGGAAAAAATAGGAAAAACACTCACTATTGAAAAGGCCGGCAGCGGGCCGCTGCAACTTGTCGGCGACAACGGTAAAGGTAAACAAGTACAATGGTCTGATATTTACAAGAACCCGGAGCGGATGCACCTTGTATCCACGATTGCCGATGATGATGTTCTCCGCGCGTCCATCATTATTGAATACATTCAGCCATTTGCCAAGTCATCTATCGGTGACCATGTGCATATATGCGTGCATAAAACCGAAAAGATTTCTCTTGCCAGTAGTACTAAACCATCCGACCGCGGCTGGGCATGCAGTGTTAAAGTGTTTACTGATCTCCACGTATGATGTGCGCGAAGCGCACATCACAGGCTCGTCTGGCGCTGCGGCAGAGCCGCATCCCGGCGACTTCGCCCCATACGCATTCCATCCATGCTTTTTTTATTATGTCTAACGCATGTCATATAAAAAAAGAAAGACTTAGGTAACTGGAGCGTAGCGACCGAAGTGCGCATAAGCACCTGGGTGCGTAGCACCGGCAGCGACACGTATGCAGTTATGGCGGTACGGTAGCACATTGACGCTTCAGCGTTGCGGACCGAACCGCACGGCTTTAGCCGTGCGCGCCATAACGAAATCGTAGTTATTCCCAGGATAACTTGGTCGTTGCGACGTATTCATCCCAATCGAACTTGCGCATGGCCGGGCGGCTCGGGTCGTCAAATAAATGCTGGCGAAATTCGAACATGAGCTGATCAGGTATGCGGTTGTCCGCAAAGTAAGATGCAGGAATGCCATGAAGACGTGCCCATACGTAAAATAATGAATATAAACCGCATTCGGTTCGGCTCTTTTGATGGCGGATAGTAGATGCACGTACCACCTTAGCGTCGGGAGCACCAAGCCCCAACATTATATTCTTTGTCTTTTCCATCCAATTTACCCACTCTGGTGCAGGCGCATTACCACTGCTGTTGAAGAATTCGGCAGTCCACGGTGTGGTTCGCGCGTCAGCGAACAACGCCATCCAATGTACACCATCGCCTTGATACGTGTCTGTGTTTATGATGCACCCAGCACATAGATATTTATGTCCGAGTTGTCCCTTGTACAACATATCAAATGGTATTGTGACAAGTGTATCTGGCGTATTATGTACAATGCCGTTATGATATGAAAACGACGCGTAGTTTAGCATATGAAAGTTATACGGATAAAATGTTGGGTTATGTGCGGCCCATTGCTGCATTGTCTCGTCGATATGCACATTGTTAAGCAGCGTGTTATTGGTAGGCCCGCGTATTTTCAAGTAAAGTGATATTTCACGCGCAACTTGATCAGCGCCGATCTTTGATTGTAATTTAGTCAGCACGCAACGTTCAGTTGCGCAACCGAATACGGATTTAGCCTCGGCGACGGTTGACACGCCGGCCGCAACAACAACCGCGTTGGCCATACGATTGCTCATGCATGTGGGAGTGTCATTGGCTGCTCTGGTGAGCGTGTTATGACTGGCTAACGCACATTCGGATATATTATCAGGAATTAGTACTTGTGTTGTTGCGTCTTTTACCGCGGGTTTATGCACACCGCCGGTTATTTTATTGGCTCGTGAATACCCGCCGTCGTAGAGTATTGTTATAATGTCGGGGTCACCAACTTGGTCATTGACTTGGTCATCGACTTGGTCATCGACAACCAAATCTTCGCCGTCACCCAACATAGTAATGTCAAAGCGTAGTTGTGACATCATGTCCTTTATATATTGGTACATATAGTACGCGTGTACACGGCAATATGGACGATTCTTGTCCTATTACATCAGCTATACGTGTGATCCGCGGCGGTAACGCTTGTGACGAACACGATGATTCGCGCGTTGTTACCATTGGTGGCAGCGAATATGTGTGTGATGACGTCTCCTATTACATGTCGCGCCGACGCCTCGAATTTGCACGATATGAAGTTGCGATGCGCACCATCGCATTGGATACGCCCAGCGGCACATCTGTACCAACACCTATTTCGTATATCGGTAAAACATACCGTGAAGTTGCCTCGGCGATAATCGACGCGGTGGCGCATCATCGATTGTATGATCAAATCGCGGCCATATGTGATGTTATTTCACGGATGGAAGATTTAATACAACGTCGAGTATTAGTGAGTGGCGCTACAGACGTGACGTTATGTTGCTTATGCGAATCGTTTAGTGATATCGATCCTCGACTGTTATTCAACCCGGTCAACGCATGTGAAATTACCAACGCGTTAATTGATCATGTAAGCGGTACCGATATAAATGTCATGTTGTCGAGTCCGTGCGAAATACGCCCGCAGCGAGTGCCTGAATTCACAGGCACACCACCGGATTGGAACTCAATTATACCTGACCACTTACACGCGGAGATGATTGTTGCGGAACATCTACGCGACGTCGAGAGTTATCATTGCGTATGCATCGAGAAACTTGGAATTATACATGCGATGTGCGACGAAATCTTAAGCAAACTTCTCTAACTGGGGTGGGGGATGAGGTGGGGGACGAGGTGGGGGATGAGGTGGGGGATGAGGTGGGTGGCGCATCGCATCCATTTGAATAATTAACAACACAACATCATATTCACATACATACTCACATGGACACGAAACAACCAAAGCAACTAAACGCCGACGAACATGTGCTTAATGCACATAATTTTAACATTACTGACCGCGAATCCATCTTCTTTTCCGCGGATAAGGTTCATGTAGAGTACGCTGAATTATTCATCGACGATATGCTTATGTCCGTGGTGGTTATTGGAAAGGGGAAACCAGTTTCGGCCGATATTGTGCCAGAGTCATGTCAGCTCGCGTTCTTTGGCGATATTCCTCTTCATCGTGCGTTGTTAAAATGCCCTGTCCGCGTTGTCATTCATACATATGATGATGGCCTTCCCGCACTATGCATGCAGATGGTAGAAACATTAACATGGGAAGCAATCGACGCATCTGAACTTGTCGTTAATGTGTCCGTGGCAACGCGAAATGGACCCGTTGAGAAAAAAATGATGTATTGCACGCTGTACGCGGGTTATTTACCAGATACACCCAAAACCACGCCTACGACCAACGATGATAAACCGTTACCTATGACATTTACTGTAAATTTGTAATGACATATGACCGTAATGATCTTTTTTTACACTAATATACGCGACCGTGGCAATGCTCGTACTCATCTTAATCGTTATACTTCTTGCATACTATTATGTGGTTATGCCCGACGATGGTCCCGTTGATAGTTCCGTGGCCAGTGCAGTCAATAGTAATGTTGTTGGCCCTATCGAGGGGTACAAATCATGCTTAAACTGCGATGATGATATTCGTATGCTCGATGGTGGAAATGTCGTACAGAATCCATACATATGGCCGTATTCTGGTACCGCCGATGTTGGTAAAATATATCAAATGAATCCGGAAGACCAACGATGTTTTGGCTTCAGAGATGAACCGCTGATTCATCTTAATACACCTGACCATGTCATCTTAACCTAAAGGAATCGTTAGATGCGTCCAACGCGCGCAAGTGGCCGGATTTCCCGCGGCCGTATGTTACTAGGTATATTACCAGGTATATTACCCAGCGGGTCCGGCATGAACCATGCACCTACCGTCGCGATGATGTCAGCACAGCTAGTATTTTTTTGTAGTTGCGCACGTACTTGGTCAATTAACGTACCGATGGTACTGTCACGGGTATTTATTGCCGCATCAATATAGCGTATTATCGCGTGTACAATAATAAATGATAGAACCTGCCATGGTATCACAACGATACATATGGCCGTAAATGTAAGCATGTCCATGGTGGCGTACCAGCGCATTGTTATTTATTTATTATAATATTTTATGTGTTCGTGTGTATACCTGACCAGTCATGCCAAACGGAGGATTCAGCGGAGGCGCTAAGCCAAAAAAACATGCTAAAGCAGCTAAAGTAGGAAAGAGTAAGCCACATAAATCTGGTAAGTCTAAAAAGTCTAAAAAATCTAAAAAGTCCCACAAATCACACAAATCCCGAAAATAAGGATTCGGCTACGCGACAACTACGCGAAACATTATTCAATCGTCGGGTAACAAATTACCTAATGCACCACGTCATCGATAACTACTGTCCATAAAACTAAAAGTATAATCGATCCACAGTGACACTTTTTTTTGACACGTATATATACAAACGATGATCCCTTTTACTGTCGCAGGCGTTAATTTCAAACACAAGTTCACAAAAGTACTCGAACGTACTCAATTTACGAGTCAACAAAAACTATTTATTACCGAGCGGTACATAGACATTGTCATCGCGGCGCAATCCCATTACACATGGACGCGGTTCTTCTATTTTCTATTTACCATATCAATGACAATTGGCGGTGTTCTAGTTGCGTCCTTCGCGTCGTATGAACGGCTTGGTGCCGGTAATTCGACGCAAACAGCCGTCAGCGGCGCATTTATTTGGGTGGTATGGGCACTCGGGCTAATCATCGCGTTGTGCGGCAATTTACTTCACGTGCTTAGTATACCAAAAAAATACGTGCTTAATCATGTAATCCTCGGCAAATTACAAAGCGAGGGGTGGTCATTTGTTGCAGGCATCGGACGGTATAAACACATCACTGACATGGACGAACGATATAAATTATTCTGCACACGTGTGGAAAAAATTAAGATGAAAGCCATAGAAACCATGCCGGAAATCGGATCATCAAGCGAAGTCAATGACATTTTATCATCGGGATTTGACGATAGTGCGCGTGATCAACTAGATACGCCCAAGGTATCTAAGCTGGGTCAATTTAGCGCGTCGCGCCGATCCAAAAATGTATTCACGCCGATCGTGACACCACTTCGTCGATTTCTCAGCGTGGGAAAGGCCGAAGATAGCGATGACGAAGAACAACCGATTGCGCATCTGACAACCCAGCCGCCGACACGACCAACTACCCAGCCAACCACGGCGCATACCCAGCCATCGACAACCCAACCCACCACCCAACCAACCACAACTATAAACCCAACTCCGCAAATAATAGTTAACTCGCCGAGCAACCCGGCAATCGTCAAGCCGGGGATGTTAAGCAAATCCTCAGATGTACCCAATGATACACCCAATGATACGCCCAATGATACGCCCAATGATACGCCCAATGATACGCCCAACGACAATATAGCGGAGGTAGCTAGTGATGAAATCGCGGATGGTACACTTGCAAATAGTGTTGTAATTAATGTTGGACATTAAACGTTGTATCTGTGGGCATTATTGGCCACAGGTATTACCACCACATGCCGCACGCAATGAGGCCGATCGTGGCATTGCGTCAATGAGATCTTCAGGAATCGCTGCAACACCAACATACGCGCCGATGATCGCGCAGACAATACCCGTGTTTACGTCGCTATGGCCGCGTGCTGCCGCGAATTTAAACGCTATTTTTTTGATACAAGGTCGCTTGCCTTTTACAATGGCCGTCGCGACGATTCGCAATGCATATATGGCGCAGCTAAGCGCCCGTGTAATATAATCCGGTCGTACATCCAGCTCGAGTTGTTCAATCGTTAAATCCGCGCGTACACATTCGATTATTTCCGGCTCAGTACAAAATGTAGCTGCGCGTGTAAGTATATCGCGTGGTGCAACACCATGTAAAATACCACCAATTATCAACGCGACAACAACCGCGGCCTGCTGGCATCGTGTATCCGCATGGGTCACCGCCGTATATAAATATGCGCATTCCACCGGGTCATTAGTTAATCCACATGCGACGGCGCGACACATTGCGGCGGACGTTGCGAGCTTACGCCCGGATTTCTCCCATATATCATTGGCTGTTCCGCATGAATCCGCGGCAAAACCCGGTGACTCAATTACATGGCGCAACACCGCTGGCTCATCTCGCGGCCCAAACTTAATCAGCAACTCGGAAAGCGATACACCAGTTGTAATACTTTGCATTGTCAACATCATATGATCAGTGGCATACCCCCAGTCATTTGGGGCAAGACCGCGCGATTCACCGATCCGCGGAAATACAACCTCGGTACCCGCCGGCATCAACTTGGTACATTGTGCGACTGCGTCGCCGAATGCAAACCCAACGATTACCCCTGCGATTTTACCTGCGAGTACAGTTGCAGGTAAGGCTACAGGTAATGATGCCGTGGGTATATCGTTAGGCACGGCATCATTATCAGCTGCTGCTGGCTCAATATCGCTTTTTTCTATAACTTGTTCCAGTTCCATGGGCAATAATATATCAATACGATGCGTATCTATAGCAAAAAAAAGAATATACATGTGGTTGGTTGTGGTTGGTTGTGGTTGGTTGTGGTTGGTTGTGGTTGGTTGTGGTTGGTTGTGGTGTCAGTTGTACGCTTTATTGAACTTGTCTCCAGTTGCTGGCGGTATCAGCAATGAATGATCTAGTGACAGTGGTAGCAATGGTAACTGGTACATCGGCACCTCCAGCGTCAATTTGTTGTCCGTCAAATGGATAAATTCTAGCGGTGTTAGCGGCTAAGTTTTTAACGACACATTTCATTCCGATGAGATCGGAGGTAATTCCAGGGAGTTTAACAGAGTCATTGGCAGTAGTAACAATCGAGATGAAGTTGGCTTCATTTCTGAGTTGAAAAGCAGCGAGTGATGTTCCTCCGGCTCCAGCGGTAATTGCGGTTTCGACGCTAACAATTGATGGAAGGGTTAATCGAAGATGTCCAAAGACGTTTTGTCTGCTTGATGCAGCGCCGATAATCGGGGCAGCACTTCCGAGACTTCCGTCAGCAATGGTGTCAACGAATACGGTGGTTGTGTTATCGAAAATAGTGGTCAAGAATAAATAAGTTGATCCACCAGCAGCAGTTCTGTAAATATTACGTCGTAAGACGTTACCATTGGCACTAACTGGAATAGCAGTTAAATTCATGCTTCTGGTTGTGTTAGTTGAGGCACTGGCGGCGGCTCCAGGTAATCCTTCTCCAAAATTGGTGACATAGGTAACTTTGTACCCGTAGACGGCTGAAGCACCCATGCTGCCGGAAACGGTTCCTGCGGCGGCAGTAAGAGTGGATGGTGGAGTGATCGTAAATCCGGATTGAAGCGTGGTCATGGCGACGTATATATACCGCGGGTATAAAAACCAAATTTAATTATTATGCGCGGTGGAGTCATGCCGCCGGATACTCCCAATGAGATATCCGTGGTTGAATTGTACTCGTGGCATTGGCGCTTGCGCCGCGGGCACAGTTGAATTTCTGAAGTTTAAAGCATAACTTAGTAGTTACATGGCCGAATTAGCTTTGAAACTACCTCAATTATTATCGGCGACAGACACTATTAGACAGGCGCGGGCTGGTGCGCTTGCCGCAATTGGCAAGCAAATGAGCTCGGGCATGTGTTGGCAGTCCGCATTTGCATGTGGCGTTTGTTCTCGTATGTGTGCGACGTATAGTATACACATGCGCGGTGGCTCAAGCCGGTGCGGGCTAAGTACCATTTGGTTATGTGACAGCTGTATGGGTGTCGTTCGTACAGGTAAGGTTAAAACAACACTTGAACTATCTACATGTATTGGTAAGATTACAATTGCACGTAGATCTGCGGTGGCTATACTTGCAGAATCATGCGTATTTGGAAGCATTGTTACACCTGGCGGCAATATCCCATCGCCGATGTGTGCGCTGTGTGCCAATGGTTCTGTCTTCGTGCTTAAATATCGTAATCTTGCCATACACATGTGCGCGGATTGTAATCGTGATGCCACCTCGATGTTGCCCCGATTATATCGCCGCGCCGCCGTGATATACACTGCGCTGATGACCGTATGCATGCAAGATCTGCTAACTGACCTATTACCAACATTGTGCATTTATGCAGTCGTAGCCGGCAGCATTACTGCGTAAAACATATTATATTTTTTTATACCCGCATGCTCGCAACGCCGCAACTTCGGCTTAAGTAGTCCCCGTGTGGGTTCTTTTTTATGAATAACATCAATCATTAATACCTAAAAAAGAACCCGCACGTGGTTTAACTCGGCCGAAGTCGCAGGGCTGGGCGGCTTTGCCGACCAGCGCTAGACAAGGCGCGCAGCAACGCCTTTGGCGTTGCGAGCATGCGAGCATATTTGAATTTCGCCAACAACAAGATAAAAACCGGCATGGAGGTAGAACTACCCGCATTTATTACATACGAAGAGATGGTACAATTGGTATGCAGTCGTGTGTTCTGTTACACCACCGTAGGCATGCTTAAAATCGTGTTTACAGACTGTTTAATAAAACTCTCGCCGCAGGTATACCAGGCCAACTATGATACCATTGACAACTTCCGCAGGAACATTAATGGATTTGGCAAGGATCATATGGTGCTTACGGCCAGCCAAATTAGACGTATCCAGATCGATCTCACCGAAAAAACAACCGGCAGTCGCAATAAGCCAACGCGACAATGGGTATGCTCAAGCGTATACCCTGATGCAATTGACTCAGTGCAGCGGCTAATTGCTGCAATTACATTGGCGCAACCCACCGGTATCACCGAATTGGTTCGGTCGTATTATAACAATACCATGTACGCGGACGCGGATATACCAGATAGTGTTTACGAATGTTTGTGTGCGCATGGCTGGGACCAATCACAGTTATTCTTTACAAAGCCACTTGATAAGATACTATTGCTCGCCGATCTCGCCATGGCATCGCAAATGCCGACGGAAATAAAATTACCTCAACAGAGTTTATTTCGCGATGTTATCATGGGTATATCGCGGGTATTATCGAGTGGCGGCTGCGTATCCACTATAACTAACTCCATTGAAGCATTCTATCGTATGCAGGATGCAGGTGTTCTTACCGGAGGTTATGACGTCAATGTCATTAAACTCAACAGTGTGTTTACTAAACACCACTGGGCATGGGAACGTAGCAAGACTGGTTTTCAGAAAATGCCTGATATTATGTTCTTACTCAGTGATATTCAGGATATCATTGACCAGTTGTAAATGTGTCATCGTTTTTTACAATTTTTACAAGTTGAATTTACATAAGTGTCATTGAACCATGCACACGCCCACAGACATACGAGTGCAGCCATGTGAGGTGGTTGGCCGCCCCCCAATATCAAATCTTACACGACGGTATCATAATGCTGTCGCATCGTTACGTGGGCAAATAAAGATTAACAGCGACATGATAATGTCTGATGCGCCGACCACATGTGATTGTTGTGCCAGCGTATCAATGGTAAACATATTACATGTGCACATAGATAAGGAAAAATCCCAGTCGCGCCTGTTACCTTGTGCACCAACAACGATACGCATATGTTTATTTTGTACTCAGATGCATGCACGCGTAAAGAAGCAAATAACATCGTCGCAATACGAACATGGTCGACGTGAAGTCGCGCGAGCACTCCGCGACATCATTGACGTGTTCGCGGCTGAGGTATATCGCCGGCCGATTACGATTGCAATCATTGACCGGCCTGGATTTCCGTGCATAATATGCAAAAAACTATATACGTACTGGAGGCACGTCGTAACATTAGCAGGTATTATTATTACGCAGGAAATATGCCATACATGCGCCGCATCAATTCAGGTTGCCGCGACTGCCTTATCAGTGAAACACGCCGCGTATATGATACTGGCACCACGTGAGTTAACCGGCGAGGATGTATCCGGCGTAATTGTGAAATATGTTGCGATGACATGGACGTATGGCCAATAACACCAATAACACCAATAACCCCACGCACTTTTTTCCAGTATCATATATACGGTATCTCAAAATGCCATCTCGTAATGTAATGATTGGCGCATATGTCGGAGTCATGGTAGTGCTATTAATTATCGTGCTTTACGCAAGCTCAGGAACCACGTCCACACCAACTACACCAACTACACCAACTACGCCGCCAGTGACAACACCGGTTAAACCACCAGTGACAACGCCAGTCAAACCTCCGGTAACAACGCCAGTTAAACCACCAGTGATTACTCCGCAAGTGCCACCTGTCCAGAATTGGTGCGATGGTGGACTTTATTGTAATGGTGTTCCTGTAATGGAGGCCAACGCAAGCATCGGTTCAGTTGTATGCGGTGCTAATAACCGCGCAATGACATGTACAAAACAAGCGTCAGGTGCACCTAAATGGGTAACTGGATCCGCTGAATGTAGCGCGACCGGCGCCAACAGATGCCCGCCGCCAACGCAAGTAGTTGTCGGCAATGACGGTACTGTATCCGGCCAAACATATTGCGCCGGTCTCGCTGGCGCGCCATGGTGGAGCGAATTACCAGTGTCGTGGGGCGGAGCCAAATGTGTCAGCGCCGGATTTAATGCCGGAGGTACCCCAACTGGTGTCGACTGTAACACTATTCCTGGAAGAAAAACAGGATTCCGTGTTCAATGCCAACAAAATCCCGTTGGTTGGCAAGGAGCGCCTATCGTCGTCAAACGTAATGATGGTACAGTGAGCGGGCAACGATATTGCGCCGGAGTCAATGGTGCATCTTGGAATAATGAACTTCCGATGGTTTGGCAAGGAGCCAAATGTGTATCTGCGGGATACCAAACAACAGGTATGCCATCCGGTGTTGATTGCGCTACTGTTCCAGGGAATACCAAGCCGGATTTCCGTGTCCAATGTATTATGACTAACGGTGGATGGGCCAAATAATACCGCTGCGATAACAATCACGTATTTTTTTTACGAAAAAAATACACGATTATTGTTTACGCAGTTCAATGGCATGATTCAAGTCAGAGATCGCGGTACGAATACACACATTGTTCCAATATGGTTGTATGTTGCCGAACCAAAATCGCATGGCTGATTTAACTCGTGCGATTGTAAATAGTACTCCAGCGCATACTATATATCTTGCTATTTCGTCTTTGCGCGCCGCAATAATGCCGCAACACCATGACATCATCATAACAAATGCCAACGACATAAATTGTGACCCTATTACTCTACTACCTGCAGTGTCATTTCGCATATGCACATATAGTTCAATGATGGTCAATCCGGTCAAAAAAATTACACTAGCAAGCGCCATAACGGCAAGTAACATGGCTATTCCGGGTGTTATATCATAGTAAATTCTGACCCATATCGCAATCATTAATACGTTGAGACCAAGTTTAAGGAGACACACCTTAGCGGCTGAACCGGACTTTTGTAAGCTGTTAATGATTTGCATGAGTAACTTAATAACTGTCATCTAGCAAATTCAATTATGCCCCCGCGTTACGAGCATAATTGAATTTACTTAACCCATTCATAGATTCATGTCCGTCGCACATCATATTACCACGGTTAGTGTTACAGTGCATCGTTGTCAATTTGACATACCCGTATATACGGATGGTAACGATATCTTTTTCGAAGCAAGAGCTCTTTGCAACATGACATTTCGCTTGCACACCTACGATCCAAGCAAGTTCCCTATTATTAATTGTGATAGTGAAAACATTTCTGTGGTTAAATTCAATGATATGTCCGAACTAGACACTACAAATACTGTATCTGCAGACACATGGCGCTGGCTTCATAAACAAGCTCAGACTGAGTTTCGCTTGTGGAAACTTGAGACAGAAGTCAGCGAATTACGTCGCCGTCAATCCGCCGACACAATCTAACCAGGTGTGTTTTTTTCATCACGTAATATATACTTGAGGACACTTACACACGTCAGCACCAACACCATGTCAACCGGCGCTATTATCTTTGTTATTATATTGCTAATTGCGGCAATCCCAATAACTGTTCTTGGACTTACTCTGTTAACGCCAAGTACGCGTGAGATGTTACCTCCGCTGTATTCTATCCCCGCGATGATTGCATTAACGAGTACCGTCGGTTTAGCTGGTTATTTTCTTCTATGATAATTTACATCGCACAAGTATACGCGCACATGGGCTCAGAAAAAATCTTCATCGGAATCGTTATCGTGTTCTTGCTAGTTACTATTTACCAAGGTAAAATGGCTAAGCCGGCAGTCACACCTGAAAAAATGTATGCCGCTAACTGGGTCGGTCAACCTGGTGCTGACTCTGTTCATAGAGCTGCTCCATTACTTGTCCGCGTGCAACAATAAAAATTTACACGTGGGATACTTACACATGCATACATATGCATACCCACTATACCCATACTCAAGTTCTTTTTTGTGTTCGATAGTTCCGTACGCTAATATATAACTGGTCCAATGACAACGCGGCCAATAACTCTAGACCGTAACAATACTAACTTTGCTATTCAGCTAGCTGAATACTTTAAGAATGCCAAATGGGATACTAAATATTCGTTCCTCAAGTACTATCAAAATCTAGTTCGGGCTTACATCGCCGATGTACGCACGGACAGCCGTGGCTTACTCGTTATACATGAGATGGGTCTCGGAAAATCCATCCTTGGTGTCGCCGTGGCAATGGATCAAATTACTGGAGAAGGATCTAAGACGTCTATGTCGTCTATGTCGTCTATGTCGTCTAAGACGTCTATGTCGTCTATGTCGTCTAAGACGTCTAAGACGTCTATGTCGTCTATGTCCACGGATAAACAACCAACTAGACAGCCAACTAGACAATCAGTCATTTTGTCGGCAAAGTCTTTGCACGGCAACATGGCAGGCGCAATACGCAAATATGTGGCTATGCGTACTGCCGTTGAGCCGAGTTATTATCTTGGCGCGTTACCCGCAGAAGATTTAGACGCATGGATCGGTCGTAACTTCTCGTTTGTCTCAATGAACGCATCCAATATGCTCGACCAAATGAACCGCGTTGCCGACAGCGCGTCCGACTTTGAATCTGCGCTGGATAAGCGCATGGGCGACATTGTTCGGATTGGATCACTCGAGGGTAAACTACTGATCATCGACGAAGCTCATAATTTCTTCCGTGCAATTACCAACGGGAGTAAAAATGCGCTCGGCCTGTACAAAATGATAGTAGAATCACGAGATTTAATCGTGGTTTTTCTCACAGGTACTCCAATTGCGAATCACCCATTTGAACTTGCGGTGTGTTTCAACATGCTATCGCGTAAAATAATCCTGCCGGAATCTTATCTCGAGTTTAATCGCCTGTACGTCGACGATGTGCGCGGAACGATGCGAAACCGCGGGAAGTTTCAAAACAGATTATTTGGACTTGTTTCGTATGTCGGAAACATGTCAACGCCCGGCGCAGCATTCGGGATTAATGATGCAAGCACACGATCGGAGTTCCCAAAGCAGCTCGATATGATCATAGAGCGTGTTAACATGGACGATGATCAATATGTAATGTATCAGCTTGCACGAGATAAGGAACGCGAGGAAAGTAACCGCCGGACTGGTGTATATGGTGGTCCTGGTAAGAATAGTAACGCCGCAAATACGCCCGCGCTGACCAAGCCGAAGTCCAACGCATCAAGTACATATCGAGTTAAGTCGCGGCAACTCGGTAACTTCTCGCCGATTGGCATTCCTCTCGCGGACATACCCGTCGGTAATCTTGGCTCTGCCAAATATCGTAGGATTCTTGACAACATTAACAAGCACATGAATACAATCGGGCTTGTTTACTCGCAGTTTGTCGGCGTAGGCGGACTCGCCACATTTGCGGCCTACTTGGAATCGCAAGGCTGGAAACGCTGGAACCCGACCATGCACACCAATGTGCATACTAAAAGCACAATTACCGGCGCGGCCACACCCGGCCTCAATGCCGAATTCAACCCGGAATACGGGCATATGAATGGTCCGGAAATGCCTTCAGTGAGTGCATTCTTTGATAATATAGCTTTACAAGCCGATGCATATAATGAAGATTACAGTGGCGCATTTGATATTGATGACCTGGATGTAGACATCGGTGAATCTTATTTTGATGGCGGTAACGGATACAGCTGCGGAAATGGTAGTGGAATTAGCGGCATCGGATATGTCGACGACGGATATGTCGACGACGGATACGTCGATGGTGCATTCGATATTGATGATCCGGATGTAAACATCGGTGAATCTTATTTCGACGGTGCATTCGATATTGATGACCTGGATGTAAACATCGGTGAATCTTATTTCGGTGGAGATACGCCGTTAGATGCGCCTAATGGTGAGCCACGCGCATCCATGGCTAATCGTGAAGGGTGTACTAATTGTAGCTATAATGAACCAGGTTATAACGACCCACGTATGCATGTGCTATACTCACCGCAATCTAAGTTTCCTAATTATGTACTTGACGTATACTCGGGAGACAAACGGGCAGGCAGCGTTACAATAAACTATGCCCGCGATGCCAACGGCGAGTTGGCCGGTGGCAAGGTTACGCGTGTAGTAATGTCAGGAGATAACATTAGCCCGGAAATGGTCTCTGCGGCGATCACGCGAGTTATCGCGCGAGGAAAACTCGGTGCCGGCGGGGACACCGGCGACACCACAAGCATCGACGTGTCATTGGCGCGGCCAAAACATGTACCTGATCGTGCGCGGGTATTCGCAATGATCACTGGCGATGTCGACGTGGACACGCGTGAACAGATAAAAAATGTATCTAACAGCGACGACAATAAACATGGAGGAGATATCGACTTAATACTCGTGTCGTCGACCGGCGCGGAAGGTCTCGATCTCAAAAATGGCCGGCATATACACATGATGGAACCATATTGGGACTACGGCAGGCTCGCACAAATTATCGCGCGGTTTGTACGTAACAATTCTCATATAGCGCTGCCACCCGATGAGCGAAATGTTCAGCCGTATCTTTACTTGGCTGTTCCGCCTCGTAGTGAAATGCTTTCCGACGGCACATACCCACCGACAACTGATGTTGAATTATACAATGACGCAGTACAAGATCAGATGTTAATCGCTGCGTTCAATGAAGCATTACACGAAGTTAGTATTGAATGTATGGTGAATAATGGCGAACATTGCCGTGTTTGCAACCCTACGAACTCGCGTTTGTTCACCGATGATCCGATGAAAGACGCGGTGACTGCCGATCCTTGTACACAGCTGCGACAACGCGAAGTATCGGCGGCAGAAATTATCGTTGACGGCGCCAAGTATTATTATTCGGTGGACTCGGATAGCTTATATGGGTACCGAATATACATACACGATGCGGCCATTAACGGTTATCGCCCAATGTCCGAGGCCGACAAACGATACGCAAATATTATCGCTCAAATAAATACAGCTATGGATTAACGATGGAGATCGTGGCGTTCATATACATCACAAATATAACCGATGATAACCAATACTATCATGACTTTAGGTCAGCGGCAAGTATACTTCATCGTCTATCTCGCCGTACTGTATTTGAAACCAGTGCAAATATGATGCGGATGCGGTGGTGTTTCCACTCTAAAGTCTTAAGTGATATGGGGCGCCAACTCGATGCCGATCTCGAACTAGGTCGAGATGTTATAGGGAAACGGATACGTAAATAACCAACATGCTCGCGCGGCGCTCGCGCCGCGAGCACACGAGCATAATTTGATTTTTTTGCACCGAATGTATAATGTCAGAGTTAGTCGCTTGTTTATTAGTAGTTGATCGCGCCACCCCGTTGTACACGATTAATGTTCTATGCAGATTAACCCGGTATACAGCGAGGGAAGCACGACCATATATGCGCAGACGTGAGATTATATACGCAGTGTACAAGCAGAGATTAGCTCGAGCACTTATTGCACGTATGCACATGTTTGCGACGAAGTACGATGGTAAAGAATCGTACAGGTACATACCACGTGCTGAATCGGTTGGTTTGCATCTGACCTCGTGGAATATCCCCGCGGGATGTGATCATAGGGCATTCAGCGACGTTACAATAGTGGCGCGCGCACGCATATATATGCGTGGATATTCGCCAGCATGTTCATGGCTTACCGTTGATTGTATCAAGGTTGCATGTGTACGGATGGTTGAAACTGAACACAATGGTGTCTATAAGTATCGAATGCGATTGCCCACGCGCGATAACCCAATCTGTACATGTTGCATTGATATAAATCGCATCGGGATAATAATAGAACAAAACCATCACGGATTAGTTCCTTCATATGATCTGAAAAACATAATATTGTACATCAAGATCAAGTTTAAGACCAACGTGGTGCTCCGTCGACATGAAAGCGTGCACACGTCAAACTTATTTACGCGTACGTTTTGCATTGATACTGCAATAATGGACGCCAATCCGGACGCGTATATGACGTGGGTTTCGTATCCGCGCACTGAAAAATCGTATCGCGGGTGAAAAAAAGAATATTTGTATAAGTGAGATAGTTATTATGAACTGACATCCGCGATGTTAATGTGATTGGTAATCTTGGTAACAACACTGAGGAATCGTACGGCCATTGCAACTCTGTTTTTTGCCACAAACATACGCGCGGTAAACCCGCCGGCTACCGTCGTTGCGTCTATGCCTCCAATTTCAAAAGTAGTAGCATCGATAATGTTAGTTACGAAAACTCCGCTTGGGTTGTTGATTACTCCATTGATTGTGGTATTACCTGATGCATAATCGGTAATAAACACGGCAACTCCCGGTACGGCAATTACTCCAGGTAATTCCAGCACACTCGTAGTTAAGCCCGGTGTTGTTATTGCGAATCTAATAGGATTGTAACCAAATCCACCCGTTGTTAGCGAAATTATGTCCACTATTGCGTTTGGAATAGGTACCGGCTTTGGTGTTGTTGTAAAAATGTCGGTTTTCGGGATAGTAAATCGCAATTGGAACGTAGTCATCTCAATGAGCGGTTGTGTAAAGTAAAATGTCGGCCTGGTTGGCGTAAGAAGTACGGCTTGCCCATTTGCATTACTAACTGTGCATTCGAAGTGAAAACGCTGGCCGTTCGGCCCGAGGATAGATTGTTGTGAACCCGTGCCGACGATTTCTATAAACACGCGACGATAGTAAAAGAAGTCAGGTAGCGACGGGTCAACATTAACCTTTGGGAAGAAGAACGGCTCCATGACAATTCCAATAATCGACGCGATACCTTGCGAGTTATTCAACGTGTTGATCGACCAGGAAATCTCGCCGTTAGCTAAATTAGTAATTGCGTTACGATACACCGAGTCAAAATATAGCTCAACCCATTCAAATCCATGATTGTTTGACACGACAGTGGCCGGACCTGCATTAACGCTGGCCAACGAGTTAGAAGCAAACGATAACTCATCAGATCCACCGAAACCCATGTATTGTGCTTCATCTTGTCGGCCGATTTCTTGTTTGAGTAATTCGTGCGTGTCAAGCTGATCAGTATTAGGTTGAACTCGCGGTAGTATGCATTTGCCACCGCCACCACCGCCGCCACTTGCATGCTCAACTGGTTGGCCGTGGGGAAGTTGGCCACGCCCACTACCACGCCCACTACCACGCCCACGTCCAAGACTACCATTACCTAGACTCATGCCCCCGGTATTGTAATTGCCGCGTGCGATAACTTGTACAGGTGCTCGTGTTGGATCACGACGTTCCGCCCGATCTTGTGGCGTTATAACAAAAGGGTTGTTGCGACTCATTAGAGCAGTCTTATACTATCCGGCGGATAATATCTATTACAATATGCTTTCCAGCGAGAAAAAAAGAATGGTATTGGTGGTGTATGTGATATGTGAATCGCGGGCGTACGCCATTAATATTCGTCACGTCCCCACCATCTAAGGTTCTCTTCGGTATCGAGTTCCTCAGCGAAATGGTATCTGTAGTAGTCGGCGTCCTTGGCGGCCCATCCATCATTTCGCTGGCGATCAACCGTACGTTTTTGAGCAAGTAATGCGCCGGCAGCATCGATATCATACTGACGCTCAGCACAAGATACACCAACACGTGGCTGTGGCTCGACATAAGAATCCGTGTATACCTTTCGTTGTTCATTCCATTGTGCATAATATGGCCCGTAGATATCTTGGTCGTATGATGGCATTTTTCGCACGGTACTTGTAAATTCGGCCGGTGGTTGCGGCACAATGACTTCATTTGGGAATACGCCAATAGATGTTGTGTGTGGGGTGGGTGCGCCGCTGGGTGTGCCTATTACTCCGTCGATTCCCATTGTTACTGATGACACACCCGCACTGTCACGCGGTTTGGTAAAGTCGACATCTGGCTGTGATAAACTTTCAGCACGTGTTTGTATGGTGAGATTGTCGCATAATGTGACTTTGGCGTGCCACATACAAAGCGCCAATGCGATTAACACCGCGTACATGTTAATGTCAAATAGCGACGCAGCTACAATGATCACGAATAGAATGACAATAATGCTCACTTGCATGGCTGTATATTACCAGGGATAAAAAGGGTTTTTGATACACAACATATGCTTGTGCTTGTGCTCGCAACGCCAAAGGCGTTGCTATGCGCGCAGCTGGCGCCACGACCATAGCGCCAGACGAGGCCTTCGAGCTACGCTCGAAGTAATTGAATTTACGCCCGGATATAAGTAATTAGGGTGTGGCATATATCACGCAATGGCACATCGATGCGGAGATTGCGATATGTTGTCAGTACACACATGTGAGTGGTGTGAGGAACACTTCTGTGGCACCCACGTGCCTACCCACAAGATTCCCGTAGAGTGTTTATTCTGCAAAAAAACTGTATGTAGAGCAATTGCCGCATCAGCTACACGATGCTTCTTATGTGTGAAACGACCTAATCCTGTAGTTATGGTCACAGCTGCAACTACCACAACTACACGCAAACGTCGCGAATACATAAGTCCGTATGCTCGCGCCGAACAAACGTCATATTGATGCTAACGCATGTATCCAGTTATACTTGGTCAGCTCGTTTAGGTTCGAGAGATTGTTTTTTGCCGGCCGCAAATACACGGTCGTTTTCTTCACTGTTGCCTATTACAGTATATGTCATCGACGGATTTATCTGCGAAAGCGATGCTGCAATTGTGTCGGCGAGGTCGTCCATGTTATCATTGGATGTACCCGCGGATGTGATGTTAGGTACATCTAGCGTATCCGTATCTGCAACCACATCCACATCCACAGTTACATCGATACCCTTGGATTCCTTCGCCAAGTTGCTTGTTTTATTATCAAGTACCTTAAACTGTTCATTTACTTGGTCAAATAATGCTTTCATCTTCGGATTGGTTGTTTGCTCAGATGCGATCTTTTGGTAATACGAGATAATCTTACGAAATTGCGCGGCGACACGTGGGCTCGAGTTGGTGTTTTTGCCGACATCCAATATGAAGTGTTGCATGATGATCGTGCTGTCGTTGGTCTCGACGAAATCGCGATAATAACCGCTAAAGTTAGTCTTGAGCATGCCGACGGATTCCTTAATTTTGTTAAACGCTTCATGACAGCGATTAAGCTCAGGAATACGTTGGATCTTATCCATGGATTCCATAATTACTGATACAAATTGGTCAACATCAATGTCCGGGCTACGTAATTCCTCGAATAACTTGCGCGAAAACTCATAGGCGCGGCTAAGTACCGTCATGAAGAACGTAATTGTGTCCGCGGTCACGTCCATGAGACTAAATATGTGTTTGATGTTGAGTGACGTAAATGGAAACGGACACCATTCTGTGCCAGCCATCGACGTGATAAACTTTGGATTAAATGCGGTTTTGTCCTCAAAATTCTTACGAAATGGAACCAAGCGGTCGCACATAACTACGAGTGTATGGATAAACTCCTCACGCTTGAGCCCACTGTACACGGTAGTAAATTTAGCTACTTGCTCCGGGTCGATCAAGGATAAATTCCATTCATAATCACTAAAGTCCATCGCGAACAACGTCAACATGGATGTACGTGCATTTGAACAGAAAGTAGTAATTTGAGCACGTACATGCATGTATTCGGATTGATTAAGCATCGCTGTCTTTGACATAATCTCAAATAACTCAATTTGTCGCAAGCATAGTTCATGGAGACGGCGGTATCGTGGATATGCAATGGTCATATTAGCATTCCCGGTACCCAGCATCTGATTGAACATCTCGCTGAGCTGGCCAGTGTCACCGATTGGTATTTTTTTGACAGATTTCATCAGGTGGGTATCAGGTACAACGTATCAGGTACAACGTATTGATACTTACCACCGTGATCAACTTTTAATAGAAATCGGAAAAAAAGAATGAGTATGCGTTGGCGGGGCAAAATTATCAGATATTGTCATAGATTTCATCATCGCTTTCTACTAATGGCGCAACCTGTGATTGGCACACTCGGTCCGATTGTAATGATAGCAAGGTATCCCATGTAGCGTCTTTGGATGTGTACTTAGACATGACCGCCTCAGATACACCGTTTTGGTTATTCATCATATCCCTTGGTGTATTTGGTATGTTGTCCGCGGATATATTGTCCGTGGGCATACCGTATGGTTTTGCAGCCGCTGATTTAGACGCAGGCGTGCCTGCGGTGCTGCTATTTGGATGCGCAAACGGTTTACCTCTGATTAGTATATTGTTCATATTATTGGATTTGACTTCATTGGCATGCCTAAATACTTGCTTAGCCCCATTTGGTGCATGTACAGTATATTTACAACGGCTGCATAATCCGATATGGGGGTCGCCCGGCCCACGCACACAATTACAACTTTTGATTGTGGTTTTAGCACGCGGTTTATCATCTTCAAATGCTCGTTGATACATGCGTTCAGTTGCTTCGTCAACCCGTTTTTGCCACATACAATGTCTACATAGACCGCTGTCGGCATCATACGCATCACGTACACAATCACAACTAATCTGCGGCAGGTTGCTGCACTGAGATAGATTTGTCGGATCATCATCCAAGCTAACTGGATCTTTGAAATATACCTTAATTGGCGGTTCACCAAGTTTTTCCATTAGTGTATCCATCATAAACTGATCCACTTCATCGGGGCTATATGGATCGCGATATCTAGCACGGTATACAGGTGAAGGCTTATTTACGGCAACGCTTGCTGTACCAGGTGATATCATGATGTCGCAATCCGGCGTAGACCTCTTGACTTGACTGTCGAGATCGCGCTTAAACCGCCCACCACGGAGAATTTTCAACTCGGTTACAGGGCCACCGCATGCAGATGTACATATAGGTAAGCTAGGTACGCTAGATGCGCCGATAGGCGTATCCATAGGCGTATCCAATGGCACGCCCGACGGTATGGCTTCGCCGGCAAAGGCTTCGAAAAATATCTCATTGGTAACCTTGACAGATGCTCTGATTGATGCAACGATGGACCGATATGAACAACTGACAAATTTAGTTAGCGCATACACGACAGTGAGGTAAAATGTAACAATGGCATGAAATGCTCGACTAAACACGCTAGTTTGCGGTGCAACTGGTATCTCCGCGCATACAGCGAATTCTTGTTGGCGGCGCTTACGTCCAGCGCCGCGTTTTCCGCGCGCTCGTTTTTGTCCGGAAAACATGACTGGCATTGTTTCCGATATATCATACACGCCATATTCCTCTAACTCAAATACTGATGAAAAAATACAGGTGTGCCTGGAGATATGTGTCTAGTCAAGACCGTTATTGGTCATGTACGCGTCAAGCATACGTTGATCCATATCGTCTTCACCTTGTGGCGGGCCTGTGTTTTGTGTTGTCATGCGATCGCGGTTTCGTGGCGGTGGTGTATCAGCGATGTTATCGTCGGGATAGTCATTACGGGCATTACGTTGTGGTGCCGCTCGATTATCGTCGGGATCATCATAGTTATTATCGTGATCGTGATCAGTACGCCTGCCCCGGCCAGTGTCCCCACGACGATGCGCCGGCGCAGCCTGGCCGTATTCGGCCATACGTCGTTGCATATCCTGTCCTACATTCTCATCTTCGGCTTCTTCTTTATCTTTGCGCGCAACTAATTTACCAGTGTTAGGATCACGGCCAGAAAATAGTTCTTGCATATAGAAATCGTTAAGGTCGGGATTAGCCCCAAACTCTGAGTTCTGGGCAGGCCCACCATGAGGTGATTTTGTAGCTTCGGCCTTACTCTTGTTAATATTACGTTCGAACATTTCTACTATTTTCTTAAGACCGATTATTTTGTTACCGTCGGGGTCAACAAGAGCTGGCAAACGTACAATTCCAGCATCACGGAGTTTTTCAACGGTCGCCGAATCAAGCTCAGTATCAATCTTTTCAATGCGAACCTTGGCACCAAGCTTGTTAATAGTAATAATACTTTTGTTTAGATATCGTAATAGTTTTAGACACGAATCATCGTCGCGAACTAAGAGCTTATAACGAATAGACATTGTCACGTATATATTGCTGGACGGATTTGCCTAACATAGAAAATGCATATACTGCATTAGAACATGCTGGTGGAATAAGTAGAATAATTACTTGGGTGTCGGCCATAATGGAACAACCACTGCGCCAGCGAATAACTATGCCTTGGCAGACAGAGTCATGGGAACGTGTCCGCGACGACATAATTAACGCACCGATGGGGAGTATTGTTGCCATGGATACTAAAATTGCGGCACAAACGCAGGGCAAAATTCGCCCGAGGCAAATATCTAACTGTTTTAACGCATACTTTGAGACCGGCAACGTGTCGCAGGAGAAATTTGTCAACAAGATAATCCCAATGATGCAACAGTTACTCAGTAATGCACCACGGGTATTTAGTAAAACTCCCGTGTACGTACTTGGAGCAAATGTAATTACCAATGTCGCGCTAAATCGCGTGCAATGCGCGACACTTATCACCTGTATCTGGTTTGAGTTATTTCGATATGATCATGTGGGTGGGGGTGGCGGCGGTAATAACTCAACTAAACCCACCAATAACACCACAACCACCACAATCAAGTCAATGCCATTTGTTACTTTTCAGAACTTGTTTACGGAAGGCGGCAGTACATTTGGGCTCGCGTGTATTGTTAATTATTTTGATCGAGTCTACGAATACTTACACGGGGAACATGCCGACGATTTCCGCGCCGGCACAATTATATTTAAGCGTAATGCTGTCACTGATTTGCCAGTGACGCAACCATTACCGGACATTAGCATCGGCGTGGGATTCGTCGACGATTCGCCGGCTCGTATACATGTAGTATCCAGCGATACATCAATCGGCGGGATATCTTTTCTTGGCGGGTCGCCAACTCAAGAGGCAGTAATCATGTTAACACGCCCGGAGTGTATAATTGGCGCACTATTATGTGCGCGACTCACGTCCACGGAGACACTAACGGTATTCGGCGCGGAAAAGATGTCGCTGCACCGCGGATTTGGATCCAGTGTTGTGTTTATGTCAAATTATGTCGATATGACACCGTATCGACACACCAACAATGACATTATGCGCAAGGTCGCGCATGTGTTTATGGACGTAAGCACGGCGGCAGATGGACATAGTCAATTTGTCGTCAATTTTGACCGCGATCTACTAAAAGCATACTGTGGTATGTCGTCGGTGGGTACATCGGTGGGTACATCGGTGGGTACATCGGTGGGTACAGTCGCGTGCTCCAACTGGACATATGCATTTAATGGTTCGAATATGCAACTGCGATTTTTGCAACTGTACTTGGCGGCCGGGTATGCATGCAAAAAAATGAACTACCATGCGTTAACGCCGGAGTTTGAAGGCCAAGTTGAACAATTTGTAATGTGGTTGCGAGACTATGAAATTGACTGCGATTATTTACTCCGTATGTACAAGGAGGCAATCAATACCGTGCAAAACGCATCCAAGCTTAGCGAGCTAGATGTATTTAGTCTTCTAATGAACATCTAGCATTTCGTAGCATTTCGTAGCATTTCGTAGCATTTCGTTCAGGCTTTCGCGGCTAAAGCCGCTCGTCCAACGACACGCCTTCTCTGCATAGCTGTCGCGGTGCTATCACACTTCGGTCGCTACGCTCCAGTTACCTAAGTCTTTCTTTTTTTATTGTTATTGCGCTGATTTGGTCGAAAAAAGAAAGACTTAGGTAACTGGAGCGTAGCGACCGAAGTGCGATAGCACCGCGACAGCTATGCAGAGAAGGCGTGTCGTTGGACGAACGGCTTTAGCCGCGAAAGCCTGAACGAAATGCTAAAGGACGGCGATTTCTAAACTACACTGGAGTAACCTATTAACAATACTATACACCCGCTTTTTGTCAACGTCCGATGATTTCTTGTAAAGATCACGAATGGCATCAGTCAACGAAAACAAAAACTCGTCTTCTGACTTGATTTCCTTGCCATATTTAGCATATTCGGCGCGTACATTCAGCGTGAGGAAGAAATTATCCCGTAGTTCTTGATCTTTCTCGAGTATATTATCAGCGTAATCGCACCAGAATGGATACGCCTCTTCAAGAGGAGTTTGATCTCCCATGTTATATATAAGCATATTAAGACGTTTCTTAGCACGGTCAAGATTAGCCAACGTCATCTCATCACGGGTCTTTTTTTCGGCCATCGTGATGAGTTCATAGACACCAGCGTTAAAATCTTTAGCAAGCGCAGGTTTGGTACGTAATTTCACTTCGGGTAACATCAGGTGAAACCGGTTGATCGGTGATGCATATACTGGTAAACAAGTTAAAATTGAATAAATATACAAGGTACTGTAAGCCATATACGTGATGAAAAATAATCTACCATTGGTCACTAACATAGTCGTCGAAAGTAAAGTCCCACATGTTAAAGACCCGGAAATCGCACGGTTACTCCCACGAAATCTAACGCCGGAGAAGATGACCTTTAAACTCGGCAATGTAAACTCGGCAATTGCCAACGGCTTACAAAAGACTATCTGTGATGAATTGCTTGTTGCCGCAATGTATGTACCGTTGGAAAATATCACATCAACGGATCCGCATATCATTGAGGAAATGTTAGCCAAACGATTTCGCATGATTCCGCTTGTTCAAAAAACGTCACGCAATGCCAAGTTTTCACTTGACGTAATTAATGACGGCGCGCTTATCCGCGATGTTAAGTCGTCGGAGATGAAACAGGTCGGCGCCAAACCCGGCGCAAAGTTACCATTCAATGAGACATTTACACTATGTACACTTGCACCAGGATGCAGTCTTCGAATCATCGACATACAGGTCAAGGAAAACTACGGCTATGTCAAGGGTAATGGTATGCATGCGGTTGCATATGGAACAGTAAGTCTCACTGACGATGTTAAGCCGTTTGACATGGACTTGTTTTACGCGAAAGAAAAACCCGTCGGCGTACCGGTAGATGCCGGTGTACCATCACGAATGGCTAACCCGCGCCGATTTATCGTAGGATTCCACACCAATGGGACGATGCACGCCAAGCAAATAGTCGTTGATGCATGCGCGGAAATTATCCGCCGAATTAAGACAGTCGATGGCATGCTCGATCAGATCACCATTGGGACCATCGGCAGTACACTAACGATACCCGGCGAAGCTGACACAATCGGCAATCTATATATGAAAACAATCTGTGACCTCTACCCGGGCGTCGACTTTGTCAAGTATACTGTGTCTAAGTTTGAGAGAAGTGTCGATATTGTTGTGCGATTCCCTGACTTTGATATTAAGACGCTATTTACGGAGACATCCGAATACCTTATTCGGGTTTACAATGCTATAGCCTCTGCGATTGCGTAACGGCTTTCGCGCCTAAAGGCGCTCGTCTCGTCAGAGACGACGCTAAAGCGCCGTCTTGACTTGACACGCCATTACTGCATACGCGTCGCGGCGCTTGCGCGCTTCGGTCGCTACGCTCCAGCTATCCAACGCGAGTTCTTTTTTTTCAACAACACGTGTAACAATAACAAAAAAGAACTCGCGTTGGATAGCTGGAGCGTAGCGACCAAAGTGCGATAGCACCGCGATACGTATGCAGTTATGGCGGTAGTGAGGTAGCGCAACGCTGCAGCGTCGTGGACCGAACCGCACGGCTTTAGCCGTGCGCGCCATAACGGAATCGTAGCTTACAGTGTGTTTTTACCGAACTGTTCAAACTTCCAGTCGGTACGTAAGCCCTCGGTTATTATTTTCTCAAGATTATCTAGTTCCTGCGTGAATAAGACAGCGCCACGAAATCGTCCGCGTGCCGCGAGTTCTTCCAGATCGATTACTTCTTGATTGAGCTTGTCCGCGGTCTCGCGATATTTACGCATTCGCTCGGCTGTTTTCTTAAGCTCGGACATTCCAAGGAGATATTTATACTTGGATTTCCCACTATGAAGCACCACTCGATCAAGATCGGCCGTCGGCGTAAACAGTGGAGCATTTAATATTCCGCTGGCGACACGGTCAAAGTTATGATCGGTTAGTATCTCAATCATCTCGGCTTCCGTCTTACCGGGAAGGTTAAGACTTTGTACTTGTTCAGTGTACCTGATGATGTTGGCCATCATTATCTTCTTAAGACGGAGTATTTCAAGCTGTCTGTCAATACGCAAGCCGAAGAACTCCTTACGTTTAGCAAACCATGTATGAATAACATCACCGTATGATGTATATTCAATGACAGTATTATCTGGACCCATCAAGTTAATATGCGATTTCATGTGATCACGAAGCAGCAGAAACTCTTCAACACCATCAGTAAAGCACGAGTCGCCGAGATCCATAATACGGTCAAGCGCACCCGGCGCAAGTTCCACGGTGATGTCAACAATAACATCGTCGGATTTACCGCTGTCCACAGATACAATCAGCTCAGGATGTTTAGCGGCCTTTTTACGAATATCTTCGAGGTATTTCAACGTCCATGTACGCAGCGGGAGCTCGGTTATACGAATGCATGTGGTAGGGCCCGCCGTCACAACATGATATCGGCCGACCGAATAAGGTTTGCCGCGAATATTACGAAACTCTCCCTTGTATTCGTACTTGCCGCTGCGACAGGCCACGGGCATGGTTAACATCGGAGTTAGATCGCCGGTAGCAATGAGTATACGAACATTGGCAATAACCGCGAATACATCGCGTGCCCATGTATTTAATGCCCATCCGTGCGCAGGCAAGTTCGAAAACTCGCAAATTGCCAGCGGCAACAGTGGTACAAAGTACTTAGGCTCGCCGCGTTTGCCTTCGTCGAACAGAAATTGCAACATGTAGTAATCGATCGGCGGGAATAACGCATCAGTAAGCCGTTTGTTCAACAACACATCGGTATATCTGGGCGCGGCTGCTTCCTTGCCGCCGCACATGCGGTTGCCAAGCTGCGATTCCGGACAGAGTATCGGCAGTTGATTACCGCCGACTGCGACAAATGCGCGCTTTTGGATCGAGTCCATAAGTGACGCACCGCCATGGTGATAGTTTTCGTGTTCGCTGATCGGCCCTGACACTTTTTCTACCCGCGTCAGGTTCACATGCGAACAATATTTGAGCAGTCCGTCCAAGATCTTTCGGCCGGCCTGATTTTGCCCGTCAATAGCATGATCGAGCTTTCTGTCAAGATTATCACGCTGATATTCATCAGTGTCATACTCAAGATGATTACTAACAGATATGCGACGGGTCTCAGCCTGCTTTATGATTAACTCGCGTGGTGGCTGTCGTGGCGCTTGTGATAGCACCCGTTTACGTAACTCCGGCTCATCACCACAGTATATTTTAACTAGTTCAGCGCTACGTTCATCTGCGTAATACGTATGTATATGTTCGTAAAACGTCGAGAACATATGCTTGGTTTGCGCGGCTGAATGAGTACCTAATCCCTTGTAGTAGTTGACACGGTACTTAGATGCGATGTCTGCGTTATTCCGTTCCCAAGCTTCGTATTCTGGTACTGTGTAGAATGCAAGAATTTTACCTGTGACTGGCGTTGCTCGCATAATCGGTGTGGCAAACCATTCAAGATAGCCCGCATCAATGAGTTTTGGCCACAACGTCATGAACATTGCAATAAGTAGACCAAGAATACAACCTTTACCATCCAAATCTTGATCTACACATGCAGTAACATGATGATAGTACAGCGCGGCCATCTCGCGTTTGTATGTTGGCGATGCCGGATCATAATCATAATGTATACTAAGGCCGGTCGCGGCGAGAAACTCTTTGATAAACTCATTACCTGCGAACATTTTGGACGCGCGTACATGCTTGCGACCGTCAATACGCGTTACTTCACACTCACGGTGAGCATTAGGAAAGACACCCCCGGTCGACATTACGCCATTGTTTGTCACGCCGATGGTGCTCGTAATCCCCGTGGTGACCTGTGTTTTTGCAGATTTACCCTCGACGAGGAGCAGGCGACATGCCGCTGGGTTCTTTCGGCATCCACTGGCCGGTTTATATCGGTCGGATTCGCCGGCCGGCGCTGCTTGTCGCGATTTTGGTACCGGCTTGTTAAGCAGATGCGCAAGTACGGCAGCTTCAATGTTGGATGTAATCTTGCCAACGAATGCTGATTCGAGCGTGTACCCGGCGAACAAACGCTTGTCCGTGCCGAGTATATCTTTACGTTGGCCGGTCCATGCCGGCTTTGGTACCTTCGTGTTGAGTAACACGAAGACATTACTGGCAACCATCGACGGAATAAACTTGATATTGTGCGAAGTTAGCGCTTTTAGTGTACGTGTACGCGCTTCTTCTGTTATCATGTCCATGATTTTGTCAATGTGTTTTCCAGCGTTTACGACGATACCATTCACGTTGGAAAGATGTCGTTGCTCATAAGATTGTCCAGTAATTACCACGCAGACCTCCCATGGGTATTTGTATTGAGGCAGCTTGAGTATCGTCGGTGTAATTGTTGCCGTGTGTGTGGGACACCCAGGAAACATCAACGCGGCAATGTCAGCGATGCTCTTACACGGCACTGGCATATCATTGAACTTGACCACGCATGGTTTGGATCCGCGGGTTGTCGCCACGGTGTATCCGATGTATGCGGCGGCGAACCACGCACGTGTACGTATAATGTCAACAAGATCGGCATTAGCAACTGGATCGAATCCGGATTTATACCCGAATGTTCCCTTGTAGTCTGGCATAAAGCTAAGCAGTGTATGTGGAATTGCCTTGTCACCGAGACGCTTACGCGTTGCCGCATTAGCTGGTCCGCCGATTGGAACGACCGTAGGCGGATCTTCGCGCGACTTATGGTCGTGCCAATGCTGAACAAAGTATGTCTTGGCGGCTCCACGTTCGTCTATATCGACGGTTTCGACTGCGGATGTACTTGAAAATAGTTGCATGATCTTCGCGCCCATACCATTAGTACCTCCGACAATACTATCATCGGCTTGTACACGGTTACTACCCTGAAACACACGCCCGAAGACAACAGTCGGTATATAGAGTTCACGGCCTTCTCGTGCCAATGACTCAGGATGGATAGCAACCGGGACACCGGGGCCATCATTATACACGCGTACATGCCCAGTGCTATCAATAGATATGGTAATTACGGTCACCGGGTGTTTACTGCCGAGCATACGAATAAAGTGGTCACATGCATTAACAATAATCTCGTCGATGATCTTCCACCAGGCCGGCGAATAACGCACGGTCGTGTATTCGGCACGGTGTATGCCTGTGGCTGAGTCATACCGTATTACAAACTCGGACGTGTCAGCTTGTTGCTTACTACCACATGCCCAGTCCTTTTCCAGGATGCTGTCTTCGGCGGTTGTCCACGGGAACTGTGTAGCTAGGTCGGTAGTCATTAGCTATTGGTAATTACGCTATACGCGCATTCAAATATGATATTGCACGACGCTGCGCGTCGTGCGAGCACAAATATGATTTTACGTGGTCTAATATGTATACACATGGAGCCGGTGCCCACACATACACCCACACACACTAATACCCTCAACGACGCCTGTTTACGCGGGGACGTCGCTGCAGTAACGGCGCTGTTCGCCAAGTCATCCGATTATAAGCTGGCTAACGAATATGCATGTGAGCACGGCGGCGCCGTCGCAGTGGAACTCGCACGATTGGTCTTAAATTACCTAAAATCGTTGGGTAATGCGGCGCGCGGATATAGTCGGCGGTATTGGGTCGATTTTAACTCGCATGGTCTAATCGGACTTTGCCGCCGAGGTAATCTCGCTGAAATTAAGCATTCGTTATCGCGCCGGATCGATAACGATCGGCTCATTATGTATTCCGATTGTCTGTACGTGGCAGCGTATCGAGGGCATGTCGACGTCGTTGAGTTGCTCGTCGCGGACACGAGATGTACCCGGGAGCATATTGACCATGGAATCTCCGGCGCCCTCGCGGGTTCATTCGCCGGAGTGCATCACGATCATATAGCTGTCATAGCGGCACTGCGAGCCAGCGCAACCTAAAACTCATTATTTTTTGTAATTGAATTGCTGGCCATTAATATGTAAATGAAACGGGCATACAATGACGCACCTGAGGAGGTTGTTGCGTTAGATGAACCCAACGGTGATGTGTCCATGCTGACCGCCGATGTCATAATGATGATATTCACACTTGTTATTGATCGAGCGTCTCTCTGTACTGTCTGTAAACAATGGTGTAATTTAGCGTTGGTAACTTCGCGGTTAATTTCTCCTGTGATGACATTATGGGATGGCACGCAATGGAACAACGAGCCAGTGTATTCAAATCTTGACATATGGCAATGTCCCGACGAGATATCCCCATATCAGGATTTACATTTGGCTCAGCGACTCATCTCGGCGCCGTGCATATATCGTGCATGTGCCGCGGGCGTGCATGAAGTAATTGTCGCAGTGACCAACACGGCGACTCAATGTCAACATGACACCTGCTTGCTAATATTTGGCGACGATGCACATAGAGATTCACGCCTGTTCCAACACGATGTAAATGTCATACTCGCATGCACGCACGGTAGTGTGCAAACGGTACGTATGTTAATAAAAAAACTGCCAACGGGACATTCATTCAGGAACCACGTTGATGTGTTATTGGCCGGACTCAAACGCGCGGCCGCATCAGGTCGATTGCCGATCGTTCGATTATTACTTAAGCTGATTCCGCGTGATTGTGGTTGCGATATTTTGGAAGCAGCAGCGCATGCATACGCTCATATTAATACTATTGGATACATTATAAAGCACGTTAACCGCGAATACATTACCGCGAGAAATTTGCTGCCGATTGCGCGGGCAATGGCGCGGTGCGACACCACCGACAACATCTATTTATTCCTATCAAAAATAAAGGGCGCTTCCCACGAATCCGCATGTATGCTTCTCGAAGGCGCTTTTTGGATCGCATGTGGGATACATCAAAAGCATGTCAATGAATGTCCACATGTGTTCCTGTTTGGTATGATCACCGGTGCTGTGCACATGGACAATGTTGATTTATTTGCACGTCTACTTCCGGATTTACAATCCATGGCCAGCCGCTTTCTCATACACGCCGGCGAATGTAATAGCGTCGGCGTTGCCAAATACATAATCGAAAACAATAAAATACCAATCGCGGCAATCAATGAAGCGCTCGCCGCGGCATGCAATGGCGTTGTAACTAATGCAACGGCGGACTATTTATCCTCCGCCGGCGCAACCTCATGTTACACGTGCGGATTAGAACTACACACACATACTCATGATGAAGAAACCTCGGGTGTATTCATGTTCTTGTAAAAAAACGTATTATTTTTTATGATGTAGCTACATGCATACACCAACAGATCCAATTATAATATGGCAATACATATATAGTAACCGATCAATGGAACAAGTTGGAGAAGCCAAAGACAAAATCCTTGACGTTGCAAGTAACCACCCTGTTGTATTACTCATCGTCATTGGTGTGCTATTTATCATCATCGTTGCGATGTATTTCGGCCTGTTATCAGGAACCAAGGAACATACAAAGAATAAAACGAAGTCGGTACCCGCTGACGGCGACACTGATATAGATAAGCTGATCGAGGAAATACATAGCAAGCAAGGAACAGCTTAATATATAGATATCTGCGCCATTGTATCAACCCGCTTGGTAAACAAACTAAGAACACCAAGATCATTAATATTAAGATCATCATTGTTTTCCTCGACCTCACGTCGCAAGTATCCGCGCAGAGATTCCACACCAACAGATGTAATTTTTTCCCGCATAAGAATATGATTAAACACATCATAGTTACGACACGTAATACAGCATGTAAGGATTGTTAACACGTTGTATAACCGTGACAATGATGCCAAGTACGTAGCGAGGTTGGTATCATTACATATAACGGCACTTGACATGGCTGCAGTTATGTTTAGTGGTAACTTACGCGCGTACAAATCACGTACATGTATGTTGCCGCGGTACCATATCTTGGGAATTAATGCGGCGCGTGCATACACTGCCAAATGATAATTCGCAGCAATAGTCGTATGCATTTGTGTTGTTGGACGCGCCCCACCCGCAATTGCGCGGTAAACTGGACATTCCATTGCGATGGTAGTCGCGAGTTTACCAAGTGCATTACTCGTGCATGCGAATTTGTGACGTAACCATGTATCCGCACGACAGAGTAATTCGAATACCAGCTCCATTACATAGTGATGCGGCAATTTTCAATTGTGCTCGCGGCGCTGCGCAGCTTTGCCGCACGAGCATACAAGCACAAAAAATCACTTATGCTCGCTAACACAGTTACTACAATTATCGCATATTGTTGCCCCGAGTTCACCCATATACACGATTACATTCTTACGGTCATAATTGCATGCGTTACATAGTCCAACATTGCGTAATTGTTCAATATCATGATGCTGTAACGCCCATGGCATAATCAACTTAACCGCTGCGATATGTCCGCCGGCGCATGCCATACTAAAACATTCCTGCGGATAATCTTCAGTTATATGCGCCGGGTCATTAGTGATAGCCTCTAGCAAATACTTAATAAGATCATCGTGTCCATAGTAACAGGCATATTCTAACCATTTGTTATGCGTAAATATTATCTTGGCAAGATCAACACTGCCTCCTTTACACACTGCTACACATTCGTCATGATAGTATACATCAAATAACGATTGGTCAACCAATGCCGCTAATTCTGCATCACCGCGTTGTAGCGCACCAATGTATATTGCACACGCAATTCGTTTATCATTGACGATGCCGCGGATACGTTCAGCTGCATCGGCGCCACCTAGACGCACCGCACGCGATATTGCTTGATCTCGTTTTGCACGATTGACATAACCGCAGTCATACAACGCTAATAATTGATAGAATACTTCCCGATGATATTTCGCGGCGGTGCGGAACGTCCGCTCTAATCTACTGGGATTAAATCCGTGTGTAAACCATCCAATTACATCCATGTTCCCTCCGGCCGCTGCAAGGCACTCCGCGGAAACGTTGTGACAGTGGCTAAGCCGGCGTATAAGTATCGACGATGAAAATGCATAGAGTACCAATGGTAATCCGGGAAGTTTACTTACAGATGATTTGTGCTGGCATACAGTTGCCACACAGCCACATGCATCCCACCATGTCATTATGGTCACGCCTATACACCTGCTTGCAAGCGCACGAAATATCTCCGCGGTGATCAATGTGTTCCACTGTTTGCATACCGAGTGCATGGCTACGGTTGTTAGTCCGTCGGCGCGCCGGTATATCTCAATGACTGCGTCCGATATCATTACATGGTTGCCAAGCACAAATTCAAAAAAAAATGTCATGATTGTTAGTTTGTTAGTTAGTTAGTTAGTTAATAACATCGGCTGCTTAGTGCCCGGCCATGATTTTGCTGAGGGAGTTATCGGGAAGAGGAACATTATCAGTGTTGGCTCCACGGTTTCCAATAGCGGCTTCTCCAGGGGTATTAGCAACATTGGTCATCCAAGCCCAAGCATCATTACCGACAGGAATACGACCAGCACAGTTAAATCCAGTATCGTGTAAAATTTCGTATGGGATAGTTCCCGGTTTTGGAGCAACGATATTTTGCTCGGAGGCAATAATACCAACTCCCTGGTTTTGGACATCATTAGTAGCTCCAGTGTCGTCACGTTGAACGGCTCTTAGGGTTTGTCCCGGGTTGAAAGATTCCTTGTGCATGTAATGGTAAACAATAACTAATGACATAACAACAAGTGCACCAAAAACAAGTTGGTGGTTATTTTGGACGAATGCCTTAATACCCTCGTTGAGATCATCAAGAAATCCCCCAGTGGCGACAGTGAATCCTTGGTTAAGGTCGTAGGCTGCTTGGTAGTTTGACATATGAGCGCGGTCACGTATATATTCGAACCTAAAAAAATATAATAATAATTGAATACGTGAAGCCGATATCATTATATACTTGCAATGACAGACATGTGGGAATATGAACCTGGTGTTGTGTACGAAAATTTAGTCCGTATGATGGAATATCGCGGCGCCGTTTTAGCTGCGCCGGCATTAGATCGTGGTCAGGTCCAGCTCCGAATGAACCAACATGGATACGCTACGCTGGTCGCGGACAGGCGAGCCTTGCCTTCCGACCCGCGCGGTGACGCGCATATACATGTAATTTTGGTCGCACCGGGACATGATTATGCGAGCAAATCGCCAAAGTTTAAGACACTACTTACTGGAATACCAGCGGCGACGCAACCGCTTGAAATAATAGTAATAACCGCCAGTGGCATCACACCACATATCAAAAAGGTCATTGATGAACACAATGGCAAACCAGCGAATCTTAACCTTGGTACAATATACGAATACGATTACAGCTATTTTGTTATCGAAATGCCCCGTCATAATAGCTGCGAGTTGCATGAAATTATGCCGACGGCTGATGTGATTGAATTCTGTAACAAGTTCTACTTGGCAAAAGAAGACTTCGCCAAGATTAACGCCGGCGAGGCACATGCGATCTGGCTCGGTCTGCGCCCAGGCATGGTGGTTAAGGTATCACGCAGCAGCAAATCCGCGGGCACTTCGACCACTTATAGATTATGCACCCGCTAGTTGTAGGTTCGCAATGCGAACCTACAACTAGGCTCGTCCTAGCGCTGGGCGGCGGAGCCGCCCAGCCCGTCGGTACTCGCTCCAAATAATGCTCGTGTAAGTTCTTTTTTTGCATAATAACATCAACATAATTGTAATAAAAAAAGAACCCACATGGAGACTGCTTAAGGCGATTAGTCGTTGGGGATGGGCGGCTCATACGCCGACAGGCACTAATCGTGCCTAGCGCCAGACGAGCCAAGGCATATACGTAGCCGCAGGCTACGTATATGCCTCAAGGAACCGTTCATACATACCAAATTGGCGGTTTATATTAACAGGGTCATTAATCTGGCGCAAGAATGTGCATAATTTGCTAATCTGTGGCAGCCATGGCTTTACGTAGTTGGCTTCCATTTCAACATAATTGTAGTCGATGCGAAATAGTTTCCATGGGACCATGCCTATGTTAATTGCGACACCGGTGCTGCAGAAATCCATGTACGCGTCGAGTTCAGCATGCATATATGAGACTTGATCCTGCACGTCAATGGGATTAGACCCGCCGGTAAATAATATCTTGCCATGATATGCACGGATTTTGCCTGTATCAAGTGCCTCCATAAGCTGGGTAAATAACGCAGGTGGCGTGCTACCAAGATCATTTACCATAAAACCATTGGATTCATCTCCAAGCTCACCAAAATAATTAAGCGCAGCAAGTACCGCCGGGTGCGCCTGATGTTCCGCAGTGACATAAAATCCAATAATGCCAAATGCTATCGGGAGATTACCTGACGATTTATCAACGAGAGTGCGGTCGTAGGCCGCATTATACCCGAGGTCTTCCCAGGCACATCGACGAAATACCGCCTCGACGAACAACCCGCGTGTTGGCAGTTCTAGTAAATCTAGTCCCATTTTGATCTGCGGGATATAATATTTAGGGATCTTGCCATCAGGTATCCGACTGTACGGACATTTAAACTCAAGTAGAACAATTTGCGGGACGCCATCATCGACTATTACCGCAATACCATCGGGGGAATATGATGTGTCCGGTAGGCGCTCTCCACCTGGCACGAATAAATCTTCGCCGTGTACAGTTGTGTTTTTTTGATATTCGACGACACGTTTGATCACATCTTCGAAAAGATTACCCCACTGTGGTTGAATACTACTTTCAAAGTCAGTATATCCAATACGCTTACGTATCAGCGAGTTAATACTCTCGTAAGGATTCTTGCCTTGTATCGTAGACAGCGATGACCCTCCGATCGTATATTTACGTATCTCGAGCCATTCATCGGTATGCTGACGTATACCATTGGCATATGCTGCTTCCACGTACTTGGTGACCGTATCAACAAGCGATTGTATTTCTTCTTCCGACATCATAGTTGCTGTCATGGTGTCTAATATATTAGACCCGCTGAGATACCTAGATACTTAACCACATCAACATAATCATATTTCCCGGCCATGGAAATGCGATCAGATGCGCCAAACTGGCGCACAAAAACCGGAAAAAAGCAGATATACGAGCGTACATCTCACGGTATCATTTGTGCGCGACATCATGACCGTAAATTACAGGTACTTACCGTGCGCAAACGCTATACATACGCATATTCGATCTTCGTTCACGGTAGGTATAACTCATGTGACCGTGCGGCCATTGTCAAGTATTTCAATGGGATGACCGTGGACGAAAAATATGATATACTATCGCTTAATTTCAATCAAATGTGGTATCGTATTTGGCTCAACAATGTCAATCGTAAACCTAGCTATTTTCATGCCAAGAATAAGTTCGAAAGTACATTCGTTGCCGATGGCGGTGCACTTCTTAACAGGCTCATGTCAAAGACCACTCACGGTACATTGCTTTGGGAACTACCAAAAGGTCATAAAAAGAGTCGCATCGAAACATCTGCGCATGCGGCTGTACGCGAATTTGCCGAAGAGACACTCATTGCCAAAGGTAGCTACAAGTTATGGCTGAATGCGTCACGAACGCAGTCTTACATTGACGATAACATCAAATACACAAATACATATTTCTTTGCGTATACCAAACATAACATCGAGCCACGTATTGATTTTAGCGCACGCCAACAGATTGAAGAAATATCCGATATCGCGTGGATGGATATCGAAGAAATTCGTCGCAATGACACAACCGGCCGCCTTATTGAAGTTGTTAAACCGGCGCTTAATTATATACGTAGAGCGTTACGCTAAGCCACAGCGAAGCTGTGGCTAGGCTCGTCTGGCGCTAGGCTCGTCTGGCGCTAGGCACGATTAGTGCCTGTCGGCGTATGAGCCGCCCATCCCCAACGACTAATCGCCCCAAGTAATGCTCGTGTGGGTTCTTTTTTTCGCATATCAATGTTAACCAAATAATAACAAAAAAAAGACCCGCATATGGACCACTTAAGCGAAGACCGACGGGCTGGGCGGCTCATATGCCGGCAGGCACTGCGTGCCTAGCGCCAGGTCAAGCCTCCTGTTGATCGCGACGCGATCAACAGGAGCGAGTGCATAACAGCGAGCAGAGTAGATCATGCATAACTTGGTCGTTGAAACGCCCGATTTCTTCCTCGGACATACTTACAATGTCCATGTCGAGGTTTTCCCGCGAGCCAAATCGTCGGCTTCGTGCCTTATTTTTATAATGGCTATTTGATGGTGCATACAAGAACGAGCTCGCAATATAATTACGATGGTCTTGGCTGCCGATGAATTTGGCCGGGTCGTGGTAATAATCACACTTGCCACTTTTTATGCACTTGTTCTGGTGGCGACAGTCCTTGATCTTCTCCGGGTTTTTCTCATCGGTGTATATGCGGCCGATATTACCGTGGAGTAGACGACCAGCGATCTTTATCGCGAAATGATCAGCGTTAGATACGTAGTAAAGATTACCATCCGCGACTACTTGTTCAAACGTCGGCACGGAAATTGCATTAAGGGAAAGTGCAGTTGTTATCTTAATTTCCGTGTGTGCGGGAGGTAACACGCGTATTTTTGCCGCGTCTGTATACTGTTTGAGTGTGCGTGAGCCTGTCGGCTGTTTACGTTTTTGGATTACTGTCCATGTGGGGTCGGACGCACCATTGGTACTTAGCGGCGTACTTAGTGGTGTACTTGGTGATGCACTTAGCGGGGTACTCAGCGGCATATGCCCGGTAGCATGCTCTGACACATCCACGGGAGTAATTTCTGTAGTAGTATTTTTGATAAGTGCGTTTATCGCAGCGAGATCACGGCCACGTTCACGGCGTGCAGTCGCGAGTTTTTCGGCGAGTTTCGTTGCGACTTCATCAAGTGCACGGCTCCATGCCTCTAGGTTTTCTATATGTTTGTCACGTTCGCCAAATACTTTCACGTTGATAGTATCGCTGGACTGTGCGATTAGAACATTATCAATGGCAGCGCCGAGTTTGCTTATCAGCGAACTGGTCATGGTGCTTATACACGTGCGTGGTCAGGATCTAATACATATTGTATGTGCTGTGTTTATATATATCTGTGGTTATATACGCGACCAATCGCAACCATCCCACAACCATCCCACAACCACTCCACAACCACTCCACAATGGCATATCTACCAGTCACTGACAAGAATTTCGCCGAAGATCTACTCAGACGCAAGGAAATGTTCTCACTGAAGGCGTCCCCGGAACATGATTACCGCGTTGGGAATGCAAACAACCGGGATCTAACTGAGAGTGCATCGCACCATCTTAAGCTACGTTCTTATCAGCTATTCGCGCGCAATTACATGAATCCGGATACGCCGTATAAGCGTTTACATCTATCTTATTCCACCGGCGCAGGTAAAACTAACGCCGGATGTTCTATTGCCGGCGAGTTTATTACAGCGTACCGCAAGATTTACGCGATGGCTGCGGCAAAACAGCGACTGGCCCGCCGACGGCAACAACATCACGCCGAGCTCGCTGCGGCATCGCCAACCGTATTTATATTGGGATTCGGCGGGACAAAGGCTGCATTTGTCCGCGAGCTAATGGCGCACCCGGAGTTTGGCTTTGTAACTATTGGTGAACTTGATGAGTTGGCCCGGCGCCGCACCGCGGCAGCATCGGAACAACCAGATGATGTGCGTCACTATGTCAGTTACTACGCGTCAATTAAAAAACGTATCACTAACAAGGCTCGCGGTGGATTTTACAAGTTTTACGGCTATGATGAATTCGTAAACAGATTATTTTACAGCGATACTGTGCGTCTGATTGACATTGATGCGGATCATAAAACGCGGTATCATGCCGCGGTACGCGCCGGCGAAGAGCCGCTGACACTCGAGGAAGTGTTCCATGAATATCTCGCTGACGGTCGATTACAGGTCAATGCTACGTTGATGGCGAGCTTCGAAAATTCGCTAATAATTTGCGATGAAATCCATAACACGTACAACACCGGTGCAAAGAATAACCGCGGTATCGCTATACAGTATCTTATCGACCACGTGCCGACGCTACGCTTTCTGTCACTGTCCGCTACCATAGTCAACAATTCGCCGACCGAAATCGTCGAAGTCATCAATTATCTTGTACCGGCGGGGTCCAAGATAACCAAACGTGAGTATTTTTCGGACTCGCGAACATTCCGCGATGGTAAACTAGCGGAACTCGGACGTTTAACGCGAGGATATATCTCATTTTTGCAGGATATAAACATCGCATATTATCCTGAGCGTGTATTCGTCGGGGAAACACTATCATACAATGGTGTGCCGGTGCCTTACCTTAAATTTACGCCATGTCCAATGTCTGAGTTTCATCAGCAGACATACAATTGGTACTGCGAACATAAGGATGACATGGAAACCCCTGCGGATACAATGTCAAATATATCTACTTATTCTACTTATCCCACGGACACGCCTGTTGATCGGCCCGCGGATGAGGTAGGCGAACCTGCTGAACTTGCAGACGATGACACCGGGCATAGTTTAGTTCCCACAGATGGATATTCGATGTATGACATGGTGTTTCCTAATCCTGATGATCCCGCGCATGGATTGTTCCGATCTGCCGACATTCGCGCGAAATTGCCGACGGCACCACAGTCATGGAAAGACGCCAATGCAATTACGACCAAACAGACTACAAACATATCAGGGGCAAATATCATTACTGGCGAATTTTTACAAGCGAAACACATTCACAAGTACAGTTCCAAATACTCGAAGCTATTGCAAAAAATTACAGCCATTGTTGCAATGTCGAATGGTGATCCAACGCGCGTACAAAAAATAATGATCTACCATGACCGCAAGATTATGTCTGGATCGTACCTGATACAAGAAATGTTATTGCAAAATGGGATTCTTGACGAGTTTAGCTCGCCGATCGATTCAACGCGATGTTGCATATGTGGATTAACCCTAGCTGAACATCCTGTGGAAAAACATGGCGGTGGGGGTGGCGGTGGGGGTGGCGGTGGGGGTAGTGGCTGTGGTAAGGGTGTTGATGGGTGTGACGGTGGATCATGTCCATACGATATAACTGAAAATACATATCATGGAGGCGATTCCGCACAACTACATCCGCATGCATTCACACCGATACGCTTCATTATGGCGCATTCCGATATTGATAAACCAACCATGGACGCGAGTTTAGCCAAATACAACGCCGCGGCTAATTGTCATGGACACAATTTTATGATATTGGTCGGGTCAAAGATCATCAAAGAGTCATATGATTTTAAGGACATTCAATGGCTTATTCTTGTGTCGATGCCCGTAAACATACCCACAGCAATACAAATATTTGGCCGGGCGATACGTACTAACTCGCACGTAAACTTGCCGCCGGATCAACGCCGCGTAAACATTGAGATATTGGTTACAGTAGTAAATCCCGCGTATGCGCACAATGATATAATCAGCCCAGAAATGCACAGATACATTGATAAGCTTGCCGATTACAAGACCATCCAGTTGATTGAACGTGAGATTAACATAAATGCAATTGATGGAGATCTTCACAGAGATATCATCGCGCCGCCGGGACTCGACCGCACGCCAACAATTGGGAATTTATATTATGAACCCGCGTATAAAATACCTGATTACAAAGCGTCGGATCTATCCACGGTCACATTTAATGCATATCGACACGCCCGTGATGAAATTAACACGATCACCTATTTGATCAAACGGCTATTCATGATGCAATATGCATGGACGTGTGAAGAATTATTTGCAGCGGTGCGCAAACCGCCGGTTGGCATCGAAGTAAACCCGGCGTTATTCAGTGAAGATAGCTTTATTATTGCGTTGCATAACTTGACAATGGTTGATGCCGGCGATACTATTGGCGCGACTGATCAAATGCTCACGCATACAAATATCATCGATGGTTTGTTCGACTATAACGAAAAACGCGTGTTTGCCCCGGCAAATAAATATGCGTTGTTGGATAAATCATCCACTGCAACCACTAGCGAGTCTTTACCATCCACCGCGCCATCCACCGCGCCATCCACCGCGCCATCCACATACATACCCCACCGTATACAACAACGCGGCGAATATTACATTATATTCCCGATGGAATCCGGCCGAACTGTTATTGATGCGGATGTATATATGCGATACACAGCCAAGCCGAGTATTACTCACATAAGCATTAATGCATACTTGAATGAAGATCGCGAGAATATTAACTATGAGACCAATCTGTCCAAATTTGTTGCTGAATATAATCCAAAAATGTCCGAGATGGATCTCGCGATGATGTATTCTGATTACCCGGATGAGTTTCAGCGCCGATATCTCGAAGAAGCGATCGTAATGAAGATGGGATTAATAGATACACCCACTCATACACCCGCCCATACACCCCCAGGCCCACATCAGCGCATCCTTGACATCATCGAAAAATTCGGAGCGATTGTAACTGGCGAAGAAGTATTATTATATCGGGATGTTGCCAAGCATTATACTACTGCGATTTCGAAAACGCTTCCTATCGGTTATGAATCCGCGAAGGTGGTACGATTGTATGAACCGGCAACTGCCAAGTGGTTCGAAGTAAACAAACTCGCATTGAATCGACATGTCGTTTACAAAGAAAACAATGTAATTGTGGGTTATTATGAATCCGCGGGTGATTCTGTGCGATTTAAGTTACGTAAACCTGCACATGTGCTTCGCGCTGAATTATCTGCAGATACGCGATTTTTAGAGCGTGGTATGGTATGTACGACTCGTGGTAAGCAGAGTCTGCTTGAGTTACTCGCGGGCCTTGGCGTGTCGACGAAAGGTCTCGATGAGAATGACTCTCGCGTACGTAATTTGTGTGAAATGGTGAAACTACGATTATTTGAGCTCGAGTTGAAAGAGCGACGTAAAGGCACGCAATATAAATGGTTGTATTCATGGTGGACTGAACCTGTGCGCTTTCGTTAAGACACAAGCAAGGCTATGTCTGGCTAATGCATCATTTGAATAACTTAGAATATCATATATAGAGTGTATTACCTGTTGACCTGCCATGAAGTTCGTGACAAAGATCGAATTTGGTCTAGACATTAAGAACTGTATCGGCGTTTATTCCAGCGAGAATGCGCTCATGGACATTATAGTTAACAAGTACGAACGCAGGTGTATCCGCGGGATGTACATTGAGCGTGTCCAAAAAATAGTCGCGCAATCTAACTGTATGATTAACAAATATGGGTCGCCGATTGGTCATGTGTCCGTAATTTGTGAAGTACTCGCGATCAAATATGCGCGCGGCGAGGTTATTAATGGTTGTGTCATTGAGAACATTGACAAGTCAGGGTTAATTGCATGCCGGGCGGGACATGTACAGATATTATTATCATGCAACCAGATATTTGAGTCGATGGTACGCGGCCAGATTATGTCGGTGCGTGTTAACCGTGCCGCATATACACCAAACATGGAAACTGTTGCGATTAATGCTATTCCTTATCTACCTGCGCGTAAGTTTACCGCATATGCAATTGTACCGGGCGCAGTTGACGAAGCCATTCTTGCTGATGTCCGCGCGCGTATAACTGAAGAAGAAACGCTTGCAGCGCAGTTAAAAATCGACCACGCATCCGCATACACGCTATTTGAACGATTATTGTTTCCATATCCAGACGTAATCGATGGAGCAAAGATGCCGCTGATGGAATTTGCCGTCGATGCAATCGCGGGCAAGATCACCAAAGGATATGTTTCGCGTGACCCGCGAATGAACCCTTCGCAGTCATTTGTGTACTTGTACACGGATGCACCTAATGACCCATATGCTGTTATACGTGACAACATCGTGCTGGAAGCGGTCGTTGTTGAATTGCTCGAAGATTATTGCGCGCATTTACGCACAATCCGTGAATATATCGAGTTGTATCCGACGGATCAAGTAAAATCACACGTTAATTTGTGGGCAATCTACACAAAGAACAAAAATACGCAAAGCGCATAAGCGCATGATTACCTACTTTGTTCGAGGATGCGTGATTGTACCAACGCAAATTTCTTTTTTGTGAAACATGCTAAACAAATCACTGTGGTATTTGTACCTGATATACCCGATACCATGGAGACAATAAGCATCAGCGATGCAGATGCCCTCGGGGCGGAACTAAGTCAAGCTATACTTAATGCTATTATTACCGGCGAGTCATCTGATACAACCGTGAAAGTGGCGCAGCCGACTACTGCTGAGCAAATATCGTATGTAATGAAACATACTAGCTCGCTAGACTTGAAAGATCGCAAGGCCATTGGAAGTATTCTTATCATGAATGATCGTAAGCAATCATTATTGCCGTCGGCCGCTGGCACAATAATAAACTTGGACTTATTGCCGACCTATATTATCGGCCAAATGTACGAGTTCGTTTCGTATAAAGTAGGCGCCCGTGCATAAATACACACTCACACGCGCCTCCACACACACCAATTCCAAGTACAGTTTTTTTGATATACAGTTTTGTATCACGCATATATACGATGTCCGACGACGCGATCTACCGATACTTTGGAAAGAATCCATCTTATGAAGGCGGCGCCACACCCCATGATCATGCCGCAGGATCTAAAACCGCACCTAAAACCGCACCTAAAACCACACCTAAAACTGGAGGCACGATTACTGTTCTACCATGCGGAGTGATTACATTTTCTGGATCATTTACGCCGGCGTTTGCTGATTTTGTTGGCTTTGTCGGTGGTCATGATAGTGATCTCGCCGATGAGATCGCCGCGATGGCGGATTCAGATGACAGCGATGCCACCAGTGACATCGCCAGCGATGCAGCCAGTGACACGGGCAGTATTCTTGTATTTGGATTATCTGACAATGATGTCAGTGATCGCAGTATCAAGTTGGCGCCACGTATGGATGAAATCATGATGGGCATTCATGAAACAATCGGACAAAGTATGGCTGCGGATGATCCCGACGATATGGCCATGGGTATACTCACGGGCACACCCACGGGTATATCTACAGATGCCCCATTTGATATTACGACGATTTAGATTACATCATCATAATAAGTATCTAGATATCTGAGAAACGCATCACCATGACAACATTAAAACTAGCGTTTACGTCGGAGCGGGAAGTGACCATCGACGAGATTGTCAACGAAGGTGACGCCATGTACAAATATGTTAAATCACGATTCGGTAAAATATCAGCCGAAGCCCTCAATGCTGAGGTGGCGCGCGATCATCCACAGTTCACTAAGTCGTATCCGCTGGTTACCCGTTATATGTGTGACATGAAGCAATATAGTACACGCGCGTTACGACAATGGCTTATGCGAATTAAGGAAGCGCCATGGAAATCCGAAGAAGATTACATTGAGGCGCAGGCCGACTATGTTTATAAACTTGTTTGCGCTAAGAATCCGCGGGGAAGCACCACTGACAAAAAAACAGTCAAGGAGAATTTACGTAAGTTGCTCATGGCCGAGCATAATGAGTTTAAAGAATGCGCCGGGAATGCCGAAAAGACAGTAACCGCGCGGGAGCAAATGTTAGAAGATCGTAACACCGACGAGCTATACTTGCTCATGAGCAAGTTCAGCATGGAAGACCTCGCGTCCATTGGTACTTTCCGTGTGGAAACCGATCTTGAAATGGCACCGCGTCAGCGTATCAGCGACATGGTATGTGTCACTGGCGGTAACACAATCGAATCTGCATCATCGCTATTTGGATTGTAGTTGGGATGCCTATCGGCATGACCTTAGGTATACTCGCCAACTACCAACCAGCCCCCACCAACTACTCTTTTTTTTTGCGAGTATTATTCAATCATAGAATATATCGCACTGTCATGTATTACAGCATGCAGGCACTCGACATAAAGGATTTTATCACGGACAACCGTGATAGTTCTTGGGAAAAGACCATAAGTAAGCTCCGTTTTATTGCCGCGATTAAAGAAGGCCAAAAAATAGATGTTAAGTCGATGCAATTCATCGATACTAGTTACTCCGGGCGAGCCTGGCGTACATTGTTCTCGCGCGGTGAATGCCGCGAAGGTACCTTAGTGTTTATCAAAGAGACCTTTGGCGATGCACTAAGCGCATGTTCTAAGTATGTTGATGATAA